TTCGCGCTTTCCCTTTTAGTCTTTTCAGCCAAACACCCCGGATAGTATAAAAATTTCCAAAAACATTCCCGACTAATCCGTATGGTTATTACTATTTTTCAGCAAAAAAACTACATCGTTCTCAAACGTTTGAGAACAAACGAAGAAAAAGTGCAGATACGTGCAGGTGTTTTGTAAAAATGGAAGTGAAGTACAAAAAAGGCTTGACGTTGTTGATAAACAATGATATGAGCATTAACAAAGGTAAGCTAAGTTTTGAAGCAAGCATGGAGAGGATCGTGACGAATGCTCAGAGAGAGGTGTTTCTGTGTATAGATGAGTACTGGAAACAGTTTTACTGCGCTCCTAGTCTGAGAGAGATCGCGAAGATGAGGAAGAAGAGCGGGCTTGGGAATACGAAAGTGATTGTTGACCGGCTTGTGGAGTTAGGAGTTCTGAAAAGACTAAAAGGGAAAGCGCGAAGTGTTCGGCCTTGCTATATCAACTTCAAAGGACTAGAGTGAAGATTGAGGATTTGCTGGCTAAGTTGCCTCTACATGAACAAGAGCAACTCTTGGCTCAGGTTTCTGAGTACAAAGAAGCCGTTGAGAGGGAGAAAGCTCAGAAGTCGTTCATGGCCTACGTGAAAATGATGTGGCCGGGGTTTGTGCATGGTAGACACCATGTAGTGATGGCTAAAAAGTTTGAAGCCATCGCCGAAGGAAGGCTAAAAAGGCTGATTATTTGTATGCCGCCTCGGCATTCGAAGTCTGAGATGGGGTCTTTTTTACTGCCGTCGTGGTTTTTGGGAAAATTTCCTGAGAAAAAAATCATTCAGACTTCCAACACGGCTGATCTTGCAGTTGGATTTGGTAGAAAAGTACGAAATATTGTCGATTCTGAACAATATACGAAGGTATTTCCCGATGTAGCTCTGAGACAAGACAGCAAAAGTGCTGGTCGGTGGGCTACTAATAAGAATGGCGAGTATTTTGCTATTGGTGTGGGGGGTACTGTCACTGGTAAGGGTGCGGATTTGCTGATTATTGACGATCCTCACTCGGAACAAGAGGCTAAATTAGCGGCCACGAGTCCTGAGATATTTGATAACACCTATGAGTGGTACACATCTGGCCCTCGTCAGCGTTTGCAGCCGGGCGGGTCTATTGTTGTGATCATGACTCGGTGGTCTAAGAGGGATTTGGTGGGACGAATCCTCAAAGACGCCATGTCGAGGGGTAAAGACGAAGAGTGGGAGATTATTGAGTTCCCTGCGATCATGCCTTCTGGGAATCCTTTATGGCCTGAGTTCTGGTCTATTAAGGAATTAGAAGCACTGAGGGAAGAACTCCCTGCAAGTAAATGGAATGCTCAGTATCAGCAAAACCCCACCAGCGAAGAAGGCGCTATTGTCAAAAGAGAGTGGTGGAAAGTATGGGAAAAAGACGATCCACCCCCGTGTTTTTACATTATCCAGTCTTGGGATACTGCGTTTACCAAGAATGAACGAAGTGACTTCTCGGCCTGTACTACTTGGGGGCTATTCCACTTAAACGACGATGAGAATGACGTAAACATTATTCTCTTGGATGCTTTTCAGAAACGAATGGAATTCCCTGAGTTGAAGGAGAAAGCGTTTCAGATGTACAAGGAGTGGGAGCCTGACACTTGCATTATCGAAGCCAAAGCGGCAGGCGCTCCTCTGGTTTTTGAGATGAGGTCTACGGGACTTCCCGTAGTGGAGTACACCCCAAGCCGTGGAACCAAGTCGGCTCCTAATGACAAGATCGCTCGTTTGAACTCTATCTCTGATGTGTTCAGTTCAGGGAAGGTGTGGTCACCTGAGACCCGCTGGGCAGATGAGGTCAGGGATCAGATTGCGGCTTTTCCCAATTCGGATCACGACGACCTGACAGACTCCACTGTCCAAGCGATCATGAGATTTAGGCAGGGCGGCTTTATTCGGCTAAACTCAGATGAGAGAGAAGAGCCGAGAGGCTTTCGGCGCAAAGCAGCTTATTACTGAGGATTTCTATGGCTACCAATATGGACAAATCCCTTTACGCAGCCCCTTTGGGGTTGGACTCTATCGTTCCAGATGAGTTTGATCAGGGACTACAAATTGAAATTGAAAATCCTGAGCAGGTCACTCTCTCGGATGGTAGCGTAGAGATCACCCTCATTCCTGATGCAGAAATGGGTGAGTCGTTTGATTCAAATCTGGCGGAGTACATGGATGAAAAAGACCTCACCATGTTGTCCTCGGAACTCATCGGCTTGGTAGATGCGGACATCGCCTCCCGTAAAGACTGGGTAGATGCCTATGTAAAAGGTCTTGAGGTCTTGGGAATGAAGTACGACGAACGTACTGAACCTTGGTCTGGGGCTTGTGGAGTCTATTCAACAGTCCTCACAGAAGCTGCCATTCGTTTCCAAGCGGAGATGGCTACTGAGACATTCCCTGCCGCCGGTCCGGTCAAAACTCAGATCGTCGGTGCCATCGACAAGATGAAGGAAGACGCCGCCGCTCGGGTTCAGGAGGACATGAACTACCAGATTCTGGAGAAGATGCCGGAATACCGTCCTGAACATGAGAAGATGCTGTTCAACCTCGGCCTCTCAGGGGCGGCGTTTAAGAAAGTCTACGAAGACCCCACGCTCGGGCGGCAGGTTTCTATCTTCATCCCGGCAGAGGAAATCATCATTCCTTATGGGGCTTCCGACGCCCGTGCAGCAGAACGTGTGACCCATGTGATGCGTAAAACCCAGAACGAAGTCAGGAAACTTCAGGTAGCTGGGTTCTATAGAGAAGTTGATCTTGGCGATCCGGTTCAGATTTCCACGGATGTAGAGAAGAAAAAGGCAGAGGAGCAAGGGTATACCCTAACTGACGATGAGCGGTTCCAGCTTCTGGAAATCCACGTTGACTACGACCTACCGGGGTATGAAGACGAAGATGGGATTGCGCTTCCTTACGTCATCACCATCGAGCGCGGAACCAATGAGGTTCTAGCTATTCGGCGTAATTGGAACGAGGAAGATACCAAGAAGATCAAGAACCAATACTTCGTTCAGTACACGTACATCCCCGGCTTCGGGCCTTATGGCTTGGGACTAATTAACCTGATTGGCGGCTACGCCCGTGCAGGTACAAGCCTGATCCGTCAGTTGGTAGATGCAGGATCACTGGCTAACCTGCCGGGTGGTTTGAAATCTAAAGGACTCCGAATCAAGGGTGACGACACCCCAATTGCTCCGGGTGAGTTCCGTGACGTAGATGTCGCTTCGGGGACAGTGCGTGACAACATCATGCCGCTTCCGTATAAAGAGCCTAGTCAAACCCTCTTGGCTCTTCTGAATCAGATCACCGACGAAGCCCGTAGGCTGGGTGCGATCTCTGATATGAAGATCAGCGACATGAGTGCTAATGCTCCTGTCGGCACCACTCTAGCTTTGTTGGAGCGCACTCTTAAAACGATGAGTGCTGTTCAAGCCCGTGTACACGCCTCGATGAAGCAGGAGTTTAAACTTCTGGCAGCAATCATCCGAGACAGCGCTCCCACGGAGTATGAGTTCGATCCTTCTACAGGTGACCGCCGAGCAAAACGGGAAGACTATTCTCTTGTAGAGGTAATTCCTGTCAGTGATCCCAATAGCTCCACGATGGCGCAGCGGATCATGCAGTACCAAGCAGCTATCCAACTAGCTCAGGGTGCGCCGCAGATTTATGACCTGCCTCAACTCCATAGGCAGATGCTTGAAGTCTTGGGGATCAAGAACGCAGCCAAGCTAGTCCCGATTGAAGACGACATGACGCCGCGTGATCCGGTGTCTGAGAACATGGCTCTCCTTACTGGTAAACCCGTCAAGGCGTTCATCTATCAAGACCACGACGCGCACATTGCCGTTCATACGGCGATGATGCAAGACCCGCTTTTGATGGCGCAGATTGGGCAAACCCCGCAAGCTCAGAAGATGCAAGCGGAAATCATGGCCCACGTATCAGAGCATTTGGCGTTCTCCTACCGGAAGAAGGTTGAAGAGCAACTTGGAGTCCCAATGCCGCCTCCGGACGAGGAAATGCCGCCTGAAGTGGAAGTTGCTCTGGCGAAGATTGTTGCTCAAGCAGCCCAGCAAGTTCTGGCGCAGAGCAAAGGTCAGGCCCAACAACAGCAAGCCCAACAGGCCGCGCAAGACCCGCTGGTTCAAATTCAGCAGGCAGAACTGCAAATCAAATCGCAAGAAGCCGCCACCAAGGCGAAAAAGGTCGATGGCGATCTCGCAGTTAAACAGGCAGAACTTGCCCTCAAACAGGAGGAACTGGCATCCCGTATCGGTGAAACACCAGAGATGTTGCAACAACGCCACATGCTTGAGATGGCCCAACAGCAAGCTCAGATGCAGATGATGCAGCAGAAACACGCCCAAGAGTTGCAAATGGCGCAGCAGCAACACCAGCAAGGCATGGCTCATGGCGGTCAGGTGCATGGACAAAAATTGACACATGCCCACCAATCTCACCGACAAAAATTGTCACATGCGGAACTGATGGCACAGAAAGCCTCCAACAAGCCGGAGCCTAAAGAATGACAGAGCTAGACGCACTGGAAAAGATGATGGGCCTCAATGAGGCCGATATGACGGACGCCCTGAAAAATGGGCGGTGTAAGGACTTTGGTGAGTACCAGAGAATTTGCGGGGTGTTACACGGTCTTGGCCTCGTAAAAATGCACATTCAAGACCTGCGACGACGATTGGAAGACAATGAAGATGAATGAATTTGATGTAAACGCCGTAGACCTTTCGGGGGTACTTGGCAAAACTTCAGAGGAAAAAGCCAGCCAAATTCCTGAGCCTCAGACGTATCACTTGCTGTGTATGCTGCCTGAAGCCAAGGAAGAGTACGAGGGCGGACTACTTAAAGCCGGTCAGACGATGATGTACGAGGAGCTTTTATCCCCCGTTCTATTCGTGATGAAGATGGGGCCGGATGCGTTCAAAGATGAGAAGCGATTCCCATCAGGACCGTCTTGCAAGGTAGGGGATTTTGTAATCGTTCGTCCTAACTCCGGTACGCGCATGAAGATTCATGGTCGTGAATTCAGAATCATCAATGACGATTCTGTTGAAGCAACCATTGAAGACCCGCGTGGTGTTCAGCGTGTTTAAGGAGTGATCATGGCAGAAATTGAAAAGACCGAGTTTGTATTTCCTGACGAGGTAGAGGAGAAAAAGAATCCTCGTGAAGGCGGCAAGGTGGTTACTCCTGAAGCCGATACTGAAATTGAGATTGTGGACGATACCCCTGAAAAGGATCGAAACCGCAAACCAATGGCAGAACCTCCTTCTGATCCTACGGACGAAGAGCTTGAAGCGTATTCTGAAAGTGCTAAGAAGCGCATCAAACACTTCACCAAGGGTTATCACGAAGAGCGCCGAGCTAAAGAAGCGGCTCTCCGAGAAAAGGAAGAAGCTGTTCGGGCCGCTCAAGCTATTGCGGAAGAGAACCGCAAACTCAAAGGCTCCCTGAATGAAGGGCAGAAAGCTCTTCTTGAGCAGGCCAAGAAAGTAGTAGAGCGGGAGCTTGACGACGCAAAGCGCGAATACAAAAGCGCGTATGAGTCAGGTGACGCAGATGCTCTAGTCGCAGCGCAGGAAAAAATGACTGCGGTGAAGATGAAGGCAGAGCGTGTAAACAATTTCAAACCTGCCCCTATACAAGAAGATAAACCTGTGGTACAAACGCCACAGCCAACCACAGTAGACGAAAAAGCTGCTGCGTGGCAACGGGAAAACGATTGGTTTGGTTCTGACGATGAGATGACCAGCTTCGCTCTTGGCTTGCATAGCAAGTTAGTAAAAGAAGGAGTTGATCCCCGGTCTGATGAATATTACGAACGAGTCAATTCTCGTGTGCGGCAAGTGTTTCCAGAGAAGTTCGACTCTGAGGAAACCGCTGATGCTCAATCTCAGCGCACTAATAAAAGGAACGTGGTTGCACCCGCCACAAGGAGTACTGCGCCCAAGAAAGTCGTACTTACCCAAACGCAGGTGAATATCGCCAAAAGGCTTGGAGTTCCTCTGGAACTGTATGCCCGTAAGGTTGCTGAAGAAATGAGGAAATGAACATGAATGGACCTAAACTGACTCGTGAAAACGAAACCCGCGCAAAGCTGGAGCGCCCTGCAAAGTGGATGCCCCCGCAACTGTTGCCTGATCCCCATCCGGAACCGGGCTACGCATTTCGCTGGATTCGTGTTAGCGCCCGAGGTGAAGCCGATCCCATGAACGTCTCCTCAAAAATGCGTGAGGGTTGGGAGCCTGTAAAGGCGTCAGAGCATCCCGAGATTCAATTGATGGGCGGCGGTAGCAAGACCTACCCCGACAGCATTGAGATCGGTGGCCTGCTTCTTTGCAAAACACCCACTGAGTTCATCGAGCAACGCGATGCTTACTACCGTCAGCAAGCGGACGGCCAGATGAATTCTGTTGACAACAACTTCATGCGCGAGAACGATCCTCGTATGCCGCTCTTCCGTGAGCGTCAATCCAAGGTCTCGTTTGGACGCGGTTCTTAAATTTTAGGAGTCCCTAAATGGCATCTGTTGCTGCACCCTACGGGCTAAAGCCTGTAAACCTGATCGGTGGTCAACCGTACGCAGGAAGCACCCGGACGTATCTGATTGATCCGGCTGGCACCGCTTCCAACATCTACAACGGTTCGCCCGTTTACATCAACGCCAACGGCTATCTGGCTGTGGCTACCGCTACCGGCGCTGATGCTACTACGAACGGTTTCCCCGTTGGTACGCAAAACACCGGCATTGTCGGCGTGTTTGTGGGCTGCTCTTACGTCAATGCACAAGGCCAGCAAATTTGGTCGCAGTACTACCCAACCGGTGTGACCGGCGTGATTACTGCCTCTGTGGTTGATGATTACGACGCAGTGTTCCAAGTGCAATCTGCTGGCAGCGTCACGCAAGCCGCAGTTGGCGCGAATGTGTTCTTCTCGACTGGCGCAGTTGCTACTGGTTCTACGACCACTGGTAACTCCACCGCTTCTGTCGTGGCTGGCGCATCGGCTGTTACCACTACCGCTGCTTTCCGTGTTATCGGTTTTGTTTCTACCCCCGGTGATGCCGCTACGGACATTCTGGTGAAGATCAACCCCGGTTATCACACCTATACCAACGCTGTTGGCCTGTAAGGAGTAAATCATGGCAATTTCACGTTCGCAACTACTCAAAGAACTCCTCCCCGGCCTCAACGCGCTGTTTGGCATGGAGTATGCTCGTTATGGCGAAGAGCATAAGGAAATCTACGAAACCGAAACTTCTGAGCGTTCGTTCGAAGAAGAGACCAAGCTCTCTGGCTTCGCCGCAGCGCCTGTGAAGAACGAAGGTCAGGCGATTGCTTATGACAACGCTCAAGAGGCATGGACCGCACGTTACGTCCACGAGACTATCGCTATGGGCTTTTCTATCACCGAAGAGGCGATGGAAGACAACCTGTACGACAGCCTGTCGGCACGTTACACGAAGTCTCTGGCTCGTGCGATGGCATACACCAAGCAGATCAAAGCTGCTGCCATTCTGAACCAAGGCTTTACCGGTGCTGGCAACCCCACCTACGGTGACGGTCAGGTTCTGTTCTCGACGGCTCACCCGCTCGTCGGCGGCGGCACCAACAGCAATCGTCCCACCACTGGCGCTGACCTGAACGAGACTTCCTTGGAAGCCGCCGTTATTCAGATCGCCGCGTGGACGGATGAGCGCGGTCTGCTGATTGCAGCCAAGCCCCGTAAACTGATTGTTCCTCCGGCTCTCCAGTTCGTTGCAACACGACTGCTGGAAACGTCGCTGCGTGTCGGCACAACCGATAACGACATCAACGCGCTGAAGAACAACGGTTCGATCCCCGAAGGTTATACCGTTAACCACTTCTTGACCGACACGAACGCTTGGTTCCTGACCACGGACGTTCCGAACGGCCTGAAGCACTTTGTGCGTACCCCGTTGTCCACCTCCATGGATGGTGACTTCGACACCGGCAACCAGCGCTACAAAGCCCGTGAGCGTTATAGCTTCGGTGTATCCGATCCGCTGGGTGCCTACGGTTCCCCCGGTTCGTCCTAAGCCCTCGGGCTGTAAGAAAGGCTCCTTCGGGGGCCTTTTTTATTGCGTTGTTTACATCAACATGGTATATTGCAGTTACTCCGGGGTCACCGGTACATCAAACCAGTCCCGGCTGGACGACATACCGATTGATGTGCCTAGCTTGTATGTAAGGAAAAATCATGGGATTTGCTACTCACCTCGGTCCTTGGCTGCTGGGTACCGTTAAGGACACCACCGGCACCACCGCTGGCACTATCCGCAATACTGGCGCAACCATCGTTGCACAGACCAATTCCGCTTCCTTTGGCTTCGCCGCCATCAACGCCAGCCTGACTGGCAATGCTGTTGTTCTTCCCGCTGGTGCAATGATTACCTCGGCACAGTTTTACACGACGGAGGCATATTCTGCTGCCGTTACTGTCAAATTGACGATGGGCGGCCAAGACATTTACACCGCAACTACAGTTACCGGCCCTGCGGCCCCCTACGCAATGGCAGCTGGTACAAGCGCAGCAGTTGTTGCTCTTCTGGCTAACGTAGGCTCTACAGACGCTATCGTCACCTATACTGCTACCAAAGGTGGCGTTCTGACCACTGGTGCCGGTACGCTGGTGATTGAGTACATTGTGCGTAACTCGGATGGTACTAGCGTTCCCGCTTCTGCCTAATTGACCTAAGGGGCTTCGGCCCCTTGTTTACAGGAGAACGGTATGATGCAGACAGACGTTAAATCTGGCGCGGCAGCGGCTGGTGCAACGACCACAATTTTTGCTGGCCCCACTAGGATCAAAGGTGTGACTATCAGTCACGCATCTGGCGGCACGGTTGTACTAAACGACGGTACGGGCGGAACAGCGATGTTCTCGTTTACAGCGCCAGCAGCTATTGGCTCATTGCATATTTTGTTCCCCGGCGAGGGAATCAAGTGCAACACTAACATCTCGGCAGTTTGTGGTGCGTCTACTACTGCGGTAGTGTTCTATGGCTAAGACTCCGGCATGGCAGCGCAAAGAGGGCAAGAGCGAGAAGGGCGGTTTGAACGCCAAAGGCAGGGCTTCGGCCAAAGCCCAAGGTATGAACCTCAAACCTCCTCAGCCCGAGGGCGGCAAACGCCGAGACTCTTTTTGCGCCCGGATGGAAGGCATGAAGAGCAAGCTGACCAGCGCCAAGACAGCCAAAGACCCAAACAGCCGTATCAATAAATCCCTGAAAGCGTGGAACTGTTGAGTCATGGAAATGATGATCTGGAACGTAGTCTTGACCGCTATCGTGGCGCTGTTGGGGTTTGTCATTAAAGAAAAGTTTGCCGAGTTGAACCGGCTCAGTATTCTGTTGAACAAAACCCGCGAGGAAGTTGCACGAGATCACATCACCCGTTCAGAATTCAGGGCAGACATGCAGCAGTTGCTGGATAGGTTTGATCGAATAGAGCGTAAGTTAGACAGCTTGAGAGGCAATAATGCCATCCAGCAGTAAGAAGCAGCACAATTTCATGCAGGCCGTGGCGCATAGCCCTGAGTTTGCAAAGAAGGCAGGTGTCCCGCAATCCGTGGGGCGTGATTTCGCAGCGGCAGACAAAGGTCGCAAATTTGCAAAAGGTGGTGACATGGCTACTAAGAAACTCCCTCCCTTCATGGGTAAAGAGACCAAGGCTGAAGAAGCCAAGGAAATGAAGATCAAACGCATGAGTCCTGCTCTGTATCGCAAGGGCGAAAAGGCTGAAGGTGTGCATGGCAAGTCCGGTATGGACAAGCCTAGCAAGTACGCCAAAGGTGGCGGTGTAGAGTCCAAGGGTAAAACCAAGGGCAAAATGATCACGATGAACCGTGGTGGTAAATGTTAAGGAGCCAAAAATGCCTGTAAGTAGCACTCGCGCTGGGATGAAAAATTACATGCCCCGTCGCCCCGGAATGACGATGGATGATGTTGCTGGCCCCGAAGAGCGGGCTAAACGCGCCATGATGATCAAGCAAGCTCGTGAAGATGCAATGGATCAAGGCGCTCAAGCTGCCCAAGCTGCACCTCCCGCTATGAAAAAAGGCGGCAAGGTTAAGGGCTATGCTAAAGGCGGTGCCATTGACGGTTGCGCCCAGCGAGGCAAGACTCGCGGCAAGGTGGTATGAGAGCATCCCGTGGAATGGGGGCTATTGCCCCCTCCAAGATTCCCAAATCTACCGTTAAACGGGATGGGAATGAGCCTGTCGGTTTATACGCAGAAGGCGGAAACGTGGGGTTGTATGCAAACATTCATGCAAAGCGTAAGCGAATCGCTCAAGGCTCTGGTGAAAAGATGCGCTCTGTGGGGCAAAAAGGTGCGCCTACAGCTAACGCTTTCAAGCAATCTGCTAAGACGGCTAAAGGGTAAGTAATGGCAACCTCTGGAACGTCAGACTTCAACCTAGACCTCAGTGAAATAGTTGAGGAGGCTTTTGAGCGCTGCGGCGCAGAGCTTCGTACCGGCTATGACCTGAAGACTGCACGGCGTTCCATGAACTTACTGTTTGCTGACTGGGCAAACCGTGGCATCAATATGTGGACTATTGAGCAAGGCTCGATCCCATTGGTGCAAGGCACTGCCACGTATGCTCTGCCTACAGAAACAGTTGATCTGATTGAGCATGTAATTCGCACCGGGGCAGGAAGTATCTCAACTCAGGCAGACCTGACCATTACCCGTATCAGTGTTTCTACTTACTCCAGCATCCCAAACAAGCTGACGCAGGCTAGGCCGATTCAGATTTTGATCAATCGTCTGGATGCTCCTAGCGTGACTGTCTGGCCTGTGCCTGATGGATCGCAACCGTACACATTGGTGTACTGGAGGCTTCGTAGGATTGAAGATGCAGGTAACGGTGTAAACACAATGGATGTGCCGTTCCGGATGATTCCAGCTATGGTTGCTGGCCTAGCCTACTACTTGTCGATGAAGATTCCCGGTGCGCTTGAGCGTATGCAGGTTCTCAAAGCTCAGTACGACGAGGCATGGAACCAAGCGTCTGACGAAGACCGCGACAAGGCTGCGGTCAGATTCGTCCCACGGCAGATGTTCATCACCTAATCATGGCAAATAGGTTTACTCTTGGCAATAAGGCAATCGCGGAGTGCGACAGGTGTGGCATTCGTGTAAAGCTCAAGGAGCTTAAAAACCTTGTTATCAAGACCAAACAAGTAGCCATAAAGGTCTGCAATGAATGCTGGGAACCTGATCAACCGCAGTTGCAACTTGGTATGTATCCAATTGCTGACCCACAGGCTGTTCGTGATCCACGCCCTGACTTTGCTGGGTATGTTCAGAATCGGGACATTCAGTGGGGTTGGAACCCCGTAGGCGGATCAAAATTCTTTGACGCCGCGCTTACGCCAAATACCTTGGTGTCAGTCGGTTATGTTGGTATAGTTACGGTGCAAACCTCTTAGGAGTAGATATGGCTACGCAGAAAAATGTTCCCATCCAGACCGGTGGCAAAGGTGGCTTCGGCGGCAAAACCAACGAAGAGATGAAGAAACTTGGCCGCAATCTGGCTAAAGTTGCTGCACAGAAACGAGGCAAATAATGGCTACGTTCAGCAAAAAGATGATGGGCAAGGAAGTTGGTGACGCTGCCGTCTACGCCAAGCCGCACACCATGAGTGGCGGTAAGGTCAGCCTGAAGAGCGCTGGTTACGAAGGTGGTGATCGCGGCACCCTTGGTGATCTGGCTGTGTCCGTGGCCGATATGCGTAGCAAAGCCTACAAAGAGCCAAAGACCAGCGGCATCAAGATTCGCGGTACTGGCGCTGCCACTAAAGGCGTTATGGCTAGAGGTCCGATGGCATGAACTACACTGATCTGTGTACAAATATCGCTGACATCTGTGAAAACACTTTCACAGCGTCTGAGTACGCTCTGTTTACAAAGCAGACGGAACAGCGTATTTACAACACAGTTCAGCTTCCTTCTCTCAGGAAGAATGTTACCGGTGTGCTGACGGCAGGGAACAAATACTTGTCTGCCCCGCTGGACTTCCTGTCGGCGTTTTCACTTGCCATCATTGATCCGGTAACGTCAGACTACTCATATCTGCTAAACAAGGATGTCAACTTCATTCGTGAAGCATATCCATCTGCGGCAGATACAGGAGCGCCTAAGTACTACGCTATCTTTGGCCCACGGTCAGACGCTGCCAATGAGCTAAGTTTTATTGTCGGCCCGACGCCTAATGTGGTTTACTCGGCAGAACTGCATTACTACTTCTACCCAGAAAGTATTGTCACGGCACAGGAAACATGGCTTGGTGACAACTTTGATTCTGCTCTTCTGAATGGTGCGCTGGTAGAAGCCATTCGGTTTATGAAGGGTGAGCAGGACATGGTTAAGTTTTACCAAGATATGTACCTGCAATCAATCGCATTGCTCAAGAATCTGGGTGACGGCAAGCTGCGTCAGGACGCTTATCGCAGCGGCCAAGTTAGGACACAGGTGCAGTAATGGCTCTCACTCAGTGTCAGACCAATAGCTTTAAGGCAGAACTGTACCAAGGGGTGCATGATCTGCTAACAGACGTTATCAAGATTGCTCTGTACACAAACTCCGCCACGCTTAACCAAAGCACCACCGTTTACACACTGACCAACGAGGTGGTGGCATCAGGCTACAACCCCGGTGGCTCTCAATTGACGGGCATCACCATAAACACTTCGTCTACGGTTTCTGCACAAACTACCTACGTGGATTTTGCTGATGTATCGTGGACTGCGGCGATCACCGCTAGAGGCGCGTTGATCTACAATTCCAGCAAGGGCAATAAATCTATCGCTGTGCTGGATTTCGGGGCTGACAAGACGTCAACCACAACCTTTTTGATCACCATGCCTGCCAACGCCGCAGATAGTGCTTTGATCAGATCAGTTACCTAGGAGTTATTATGGCAACCTACAACAAGTACACCGCAGCGATTGAGCCTTTGCTTGAGGGTATCAATGCCGGTTCGGACGCATGGAAAGTTGCTTTGAGCAACACCATCAACGCCGCAGACACCACGTTTACACCCGGCACCACTGACCTCGCAACAGGTGGTGGCTACACTGCTGGCGGTAACGCAGCTACCACTTCATCTGCCACGCAATCCGCTGGCACGTTCAAGCTGGTGCTGAACAGCCCTGCTGTGTGGACTGCAACTGGCGGTGGATTTACTTTCCGCTACGCCATCCTGTGGGACAGCACGACTTCCACTCCGGTTGGCTACTGGGACTACGGTTCTTCGCAGGCAGTTGCTGCTGGCGAAACCGTGACGGTAACGCTCGACGGAACGACCGGCGTATTCCAAGCGACCTAAATGACAATCACTCTACGTGAGGTAAAGGGTTCCCCGCTCACGTACAGTGAGCTGGATGGGAACTTCGTAGACCTTGCGGCTAGGACAGCACTGTCTTGGTCGCAGTTCTCCGGTGAGCCTGAAGTCCGTGAGGGTACGGCCAATGCTCCATCTTTGGAAGTTTTCCGAGATGGTATTTACTTGTGGTCATATCCAAATGGGCAGATGTCTCAGGCATACGTCACATTTGACGTTCCTTTTGATTGGGCGCCGGGTACAGACCTATACATAGGAATTCACTGGAGTCCGGGGAACAGTTCTGCAACAGGCAACGTGCGGTTTGGGGTTGAGTTTACCTACGCCTTTTCTTACGGGCCGAATGGGGCAACTAGTAGGTTTGGAGCATCTCAAACAATCTACATAAATGCTAGTCAAGCCGATGGGGTTGCGTACACCAATTACATAAATTTCAATCAAGAAGCCGACAAGTTCCCCGGCGCGTCGGTTCAGCAGAACATGAAGTTTTTGACTAGGATATTCCGAGATGGCGGTAACGTAGGGGATACTTTTGCCGCACCAATTTTTTTGATTGGCGTAGATTTTTTCTACCAGACAAGCAGATTTGGTACGCTTACCAAGTCTCCACCATTTGCCTAATCATGGCTATTCAGCATTTCTACTCCCAAACGGTAGCTGATGGCACGGCCACATCTGTTGTCAGGCCGAGTGATTGGAATAGCGGCCACAAGATGGTGTACAACCTGTCTGGCAATACGCTAGGCAGTTCCCAGATTAGCGGCTCAGACGTTATTTTTCAGGCAGGCAACAACGTCACGCTGAGTGCTGATACAGCCAACTCCAAACTTGTTTTCTCTGCTGCGGCTGGTGGCGGTGGTGGAGTCACAGCAAGTTTCATGGAACCAAACATGCTGGCAGGTACTGCCTACTCTTCGTTTGGTCAGAACACGTTGTACTTCCTGCCTGTCAAGCCAGCAATGGACGTTACGATGACAGCGGTAAATATGTTCATTTCGCTGAACAACGCCACAAGTAACAACAGCCATGCAGTTAGTCAGACCATTCAATATGGCTGGTATTCTTTGGGTACGGGAGCAAGCAGTACGCAGATTGGCTTGATGCAGTCTTCCAGCATTGCCATCATTGCATCGTATTCCTCTAACGCATCTGGCGGCTATACCATCAGCCAAGGAGCTACCAGCACTACGTATTCCAGCGCGGGTACAGGCAGTACTTCTGCTTGGACTGGGCAGCGTATTCTTGCCATGCCTATGGCAACTCTGCTGTCTGAGGGCGGTGAGTATTACTTCATGATGAAGCAAAGTACCACTTCTGTAGGTAATACAGGTGCATTGCGTATGTCGCACCTTGTGCTAAACAACATGACCAACGGCTCATTTGGTAGGCTGGCACCTACTGGAGTGACTGTGAGTAACTCTTCAGTCATCCCTAACTACAATGGGTTCATATACTCTGCAACTTCCAATGCGCCGCCAGCTACATTCCCTGTAGATGCTAGGCGTATCGTGAGCAACATTCGTATGTACATCCAACTGGACGCATAACATGGCAATCGGTGATACTGGAACGGTGATTGTTCTCTACGGTGCCAGCTACCTTGTACTTGGCACTGCGGGTGGTACTTTGGTGTACGCCATTAAGCAAGGTGAACCCATGCCTGCCACTGTTTACATCATTGATCTGGCAGAGGTACCTGCGTGATCGAACCCCAGATTGTCACCACCTTTGATGCGGGGTATCACAACAAGAACCTGAGTCTTTCGGTAAAGCGGCTTGAGAAAGCAGCAGCTTACAAAGACCTGTCAACGATTGTCGTGATCCCTGCGCTGGGTATGCTGCCTACAAAAGTAGCAGCCAGCTTCATGAACCTGTACAGCCCGCCGAATCAGAAGCGGGTTGTGCTGTGGGCGCTGGGGCAAGAGGTAGGTGAAGCCTATACCCGCTGTATTGAGATGATTCTGGAACACCCAGAGTTGTCCAAGTTCAAGTACATCCTGACGATGGAGCATGACAACCTTCCCCCTGCGGACGGGCATCTTAGGCTCCTTCAGTCTGCTGAAGCGCATCCAGAGTACGACTGCGTTGGTGGGCTGTACTGGACAAAAGGCGAAGGGGGACAGCCTCAAATCTGGGGCAATCCCAAAGAACCGCTGAACTTCAAACCTATGCCACCTGACCCTAATGGGGGGTTGGTGGAGTGCGTTGGTACGGGCATGGGGTTTAACCTATTCCGGCTGGATATGTTCAAGGACAAGAAGCTCCGCAAGCCTTGGTTCAAGACGCAGGCGGATTCAGCCGGGGTAGCGACCCAAGACCTGTATTTTTGGGCAGACGCATTCAAACACGGACACAAAGCCGCAATTGACTGCTCGGTTAAAGTCGGGCATTACGACTACGCTGGGACGTTCGGCCAACCAGACACGATATGGTGACTAAGACTATCAAACTTGATCTTGCCTGCGGAAACAATCGCACAGAAGGCTTCATTGGGGTGGACAAGTACAAGACCCCCAGTGTGGATAAGGTCGTTGACCTGATGAAACCACGGTGGCCGTGGAAAGATAACTCCGTGGACGAGATTGTCTGCAACCACTTCTTTGAACACATCCCCGGTCTTCAAAGGCCAGCGTTCATGGAAGAGGTCTACCGTATCCTGAAGAAGGACTGCAAGGCCGTTATCGTCGTGCCGTTTGGCGGATCAGTCCGGGCAGCACAGGATTTCACCCATGCTTGGCCTCCGGTGTTTGCCGAGTCGTTCCTGTACTTCAACAAGAAATGGCGCGAAGACAACAAGTTGACGCACGGCCTGTACGACATAAAATGTGACTTTGATTTTGGCTACGGCTTTGCGTTGTCAGAAGAATGGGGCTTACGCGCTCAGGAAGTCCAAGCGTTTGCGCTCAAGCACTACACCAACGTAGCATCTGACCTGCACGTAACGCTCACCAAGCGATGAGGTAAATAGTGGCAACGGCCTTTCAGTCTGGCGCGTTTCAAGAAGACTCGTTTCAGATTGATGCGGGCGGTGGCAACTATCCGATTGCAGGAAACCACGGCACCTATGCCGTCACAGGCCAAGACGCCTCGATCACACAGGGCTTTCAGGTAGTTGCCAACCACGGCACCTACGATGTTAACGGGCAACCTGCAACAATCTCTCAAGGCTTTCTGCTCACCGCAAATAGCGGTTCTTACAGTGTATTAGGCCAACCAGTAACGATATCCAGAGGAATCGTTCTCACCGCTAACCACGGCACCTATACGGTACTAGGCCAAGCAGCGGGGGTCTACCGCAACCGCGCTCTCACAGCCAATGCAGGCAGCTATACGGTATCAGGCCAAGCAGCCACACTGCTGCGGTCTAAGCTGGTTACGGCCAACAACGGCACTTACGCTGTAAACGGCCAAGCCGCAGCGTTGGTTCTGAGCCATGCCATCACGGCAGATGCTGGAAGCTACTCTGTATCTGGACAAGCGGCCACGCTGCTCAGGTCAAAACTTGTCACGGCAAATAACGGAACGTATGCGGTTACAGGGCAAGATGCCTCTGTTACGTACACGCCAGTTAACTCGTACATCATTGATGGCCTGCATGGCGACTACACCTTAACCGGTCAAGCAGCAACACTGCTCAAGTCCAAGGTTGTATCTGCTGCAAATGGAACGTACGCGGTTACCGGGCAATCGGCAACTCTTAGCCACGCACACAATCTATTCGCCGACTACGGAACCTACTCCGTAACAGGACAGGCGGCAACACTTCGCAAGTCGAAAGTTGTATCTGCGGCGGCAGGATCGTATGCGGTAACCGGGCAAGCTGCTGCACTTACGCTTGGGAAAGTACTTACCGCCGCCTATGGCACCTATACGGTAACAGGCCAGCCTGCTGACTTTGCACGGACATTTGTACTCACGGCAGCGTACGGAACTTACAGCGTTACCGGCCAAGCAGCAGGCATCAAGACCTCTATCGCTCTGAACGCCGCGTACGGAAGCTACAGCGTTACCGGGCAGTCTGCCACCATTGTCAGAAACAAAGCCATCGTTGCTGGGTACGGAACCTACAACATCGTCACTGGGTATGTGTACGAAGGCTATGTAGTTGATGGGTACTACGTAGGCAACGCCGAGATTCTGGTTAGCCGTCTTGTTACAGGTAACAACGGAACCTACACTGTCACCGGACAAAGCGCGGGGCTGTACAAGGGATGGAACCTTCAGGTAGACAACGGGTCTTACTCAGTTACCGGCCAAGACGCCACAGTTGTTTACACGCAGAACAAACTGCTAATCGCAGCAACCGGCTATTACGCGGTTACAGGACAGTCAGCAACCGTTCAAAAGTCCAACGCACTGAATGCAGACGCAGGATCGTATGCCGTTACCGGCCAAGCAGCACAGGTAATCAGGAACGTACTGCTCACCGCAGATGCAGGCAGCTACGCAGTAACCGGACAAGCCGCACAAATCCTTCAAGGGTTTACCCTAAGTGCAAATACTGGAAGCTATTCAGTTGCTGGACAAGTAGCCCAAATACAAAAGACCCGGATTGTGATGGCGTCCTTCGGCGTGTACGGAGTGACAGGTTTTGCAGCAGCAATCTACCCGCGAGTTTGGGAGCCAATCAACGACGGACAAACCCCGAACTGGACGGGAATTTCCAACCCGCAGACCCCTGTATGGACTGATGTAAACGATAGCCAGACAGCAGGGTGGAATACTATAATCAACCCGCAAACGCCCGGATGGGCAAGCGTATCAGATACGCAAACAGCAGATTGGCAAGACATTGCCACATAGGAGTAAAACATGCCTAGTTCATATACCCCCAGCCTTAGATTGACACTGCCCGTCACAGGCGAACTTGCAGGCACATGGGGTGATACGGTAAACACTGGCATCACAAATCTTGTTGACGCATCAGTAGCTGGCACCGCCGCCGTCACGATGACGGACGCAGACTATACCCTGACATCTGTAAATGGAGCTACCGACGAAGCCCGGAAGATGTTCGTCACCCTGACAGGTACGCTCACCGCAGCGCGGAATGTAATTTGCCCCGCAGCATCCAAGCTCTACTTCATCAAGAACACCACTACCGGTGGATACGCGGTAACCCTGAAGACCTCCGCAGGCACAGGCATCTCTGTACCCAACGGTAAAAGCATGGTGCTGTACTGCGACGCTACGAACGTAGTGGATGCTACCAACCATTATTCATCTCTGACGCTTGCCGCTGCCCTGCCGGTGTTGTCTGGCGGCACGGGTGTAACTACGTCTACAGGAACTGGCTCGGTTGTATTGAACACCAGCCCGACGTTTGTGACACCGGTTCTTGGAACCCCTACCTCAGTAACTCTTACTAACGCTACAGGACTTCCGCTCACTACAGGGGTGACTGGAATATTGCCAACAACCAACGGCGGCACCGGACTTTCATCGTTTACCGCTGGAGACCTTCCCTACTACGCATCCGGCACAGCCCTGTCAAAACTGGGAATTGGAACCGCAGGGCAAGTACTGACATCTTCAGGAACCGCACCTCAGTGGTCAACCCTGTCTGGCGTGGCAGTGACCACATTCAGCGCAGGAACCACCGGGTTTACACCCAGCACAGCAACTTCAGGTGCCATCACCCTAGCAGGAACTCTTGCAACAACCAACGGCGGCACAGGACTGACTAGCTTCACCTCTGGTGGAGTTGTCTACGCAAGCAGCACCAGTGCGCTGGCTACCGGAAGTGCGCTGACGTTTGACGGTACAAACTTAGGTATTGGGACAAGTTCTCCTCAAGCAAAGTTGCACGTCAGCAATGGCTCGGACGCGGATTCTGGAAGTTTTACGGGCCTCGTTATTGGCGGCACCGCGCTGAATGTCAGAACAGCATCTCTGATTAAGGCAACGTCGAGTCCATATGATCTGACTATTCGCAGCCAGAATAATACAAGTGTAACCCTTGGAAGCCTGATTTTTCAGAATGGCTCGACTGAACAAATGCGCCTCACCAGCGCAGGAAACCTAGGCATTGGGACGAGTTCACCGAATGAAAAGTTGGAGGTCAATCAAGGCAACATTTACGTTCTTCGCACGGGGGGCGCAAAGCTACGGCTGCTGGATCAAAACAATGAAGTTTCGTTTGAGTCGGTGCCAGTTGGGGTTAGTTCAGATGCTATCTGGAAGCTAGGTACGGTTGAACGTATGCGCCTTGATGCTTCTGGCAACCTAGGATTGGGGGTTACTCCGAGTGCTTGGAACAGCGCAGTCAGGGCAATGCAGATTAGCACTGCCGCGACCTTTTGGGGCTTGAACAACAATCAAGCCTATGTCGGAAGTAACAGCTTTTACGACGCAGCAGGCAACTTCAAATACATCGTAAGCGACAACGCAACGCAATATAGACAGTGGCAAGGCGCTCACGCTTGGTTCACCGCCCCCTCCGGCACCGCAGGCAACACGATCACGTTCACACAGGCAATGACGCTGGATGCCAGTGGGAATTTGGGGGTGGGGGTTACAAGCCCCACTGCAAAACTTCATGTGTACGAGCCAACAGCGGCAGCTACACGGATTCGTGTTCTTGCAAATGGCGGTCAGCAAGCTGCGCTTCAGTTAGCTGGCAATGGAACTACATTTGGCACCACCAGCTTTGATGTGTTTCAAGATGGCGGCAGCGATGCTTATGTTGCGAATCGAGCCAATGCGTCTTTGCAGTTTTGGACCAACAACGCCGAACGGATGCGCCTCGACTCTTCCGGCAACCTAGGTTTGGGGGTTACTCCGAGTGGTTGGAGTACGTTCAAGGCAATACAGGTCATTGGAGGTTCGGTTGCAAGTTCTATATACGGGTACAACAACCTGCTTGTAGGTTCAAATTCATACTACGATGGAACCAACTACGTTTACATAGGCAATGAACCTGCGACTCTTTATCGTCAGTTGACAGGCGCTCACGCTTGGTTCACCGCCCCCTCCGGCACCGCAGGTAACACGATCAGCTTCACTCAGGCAATGACGCTGGATGCTTCTGGCAACCTAGGCTTAGGGGTTACACCTGCCGCTTGGAGCGCAGGAACATACAGGACAGCTTTTCAAATAGGTCTTGCGGCTTTTTCTGGAGCAAATGCAACCGATGTTGTAGAGGTTAGTTCAAATCAATACGTTGACTCTGCTGGTGCAAGGCGCTACATCGCTACCAATACAGCCTCACTTTACCAGCAAGCGGCTGGAGCGCACAACTGGTTCACTGCTATATCTGGCACAGCAGGTGCATTGGCTCCTCTTAGCCAAGTAATGACGCTGGATGCGTCGGGGAATCTTGGCATTGGAACCACTACGCCAAGCACCACTGGGAAATTTGTAGTAATCCCCGGAGGGGCTGGAAGCCCCCCAATCTCGATCTCTCAAAATGCGGATAACCCGTATTTTGAGTTGCAGCGTTGGGTTGGTACTGCCTCAAATTACTACGGGCATCGTATCAAGGCAAGTGTTGCTGATCTTATATTTGAATCCTCAACAGCGACAACACTAGGAAGTCAGGTTTTCACCGAGCAGATGCGCCTAGACTCCTCCGGCAACCTAGGTGTTGGGACTTCGAGTCCTGTAACCCGATTAGATGTCAACTCCGGTGCTGCAAATACCGCAACCTTCAGGTCTACTGGGGCAAATCCTCAAATTACGGCAACTGATGGCACTGTTACTCAGTACGCCGGGTACACGACGGGTTCCCGCGCATACACCGGGACAGGTTCTAACCACCCTCTTGGGTTCATCACCAACAACACAGAAAAGATGACGCTCGACTCCTCCGGCAACCTTGGCCTAGGGGTAACGCCGAGTGCATGGGGAACTGCGCTTTCTTACAGATCGTTGGATATTGGCCCCGGTTCTTCCTTTGTGAACATGGGCAGCAACACCGATACACGGGTTGCAAGCAACGGCTACTACAACGGCACAAACTGGATTTACAAAAACACCGCAGCCGCTAGTTATTACAAGCAAGCCCTTGGGGCGCATGATTGGTCTATTGCGCCTTCCGGCACAGCAGGCAACACCATCACCTTTACTCAGGCAATGGCGCTGGATGCTAGTGGCAACCTAGGCTTAGGGGTTACTCCGAGTGCTTGGACGACAGTTAAGGCATATCAAGTAGGCCGTGCTAGTATTTACGGATATTCTGGAGTTGATAGCGGATTCCAGCACAATGCTTATTACGAGGCAAGTTGGAAATACATAGCGACTGATTACGCTTCTCAATATCAACAATCAAGCGGCCAACACCGCTGGTTTAACGCCCCGTCCGGCACAGCAGGCACAGCAATCACCTTCACCCAAGCAATGACGCTGGATGCTAGTGGGAACTTGAATGTTGGAACTACTGGACAAACATTCCATGTAATTCGAAAAGATTCCACTAATTATGGGCTTTCTGCTTATAACGGCAATGCTACAACGCCCCTTGGATTTAACGTGTTTTATGGTGGCGCGGCACCAAACACTACAGGGAGCCAGTTTATTGTTTGCAACGATACGGTAGGAATCAAGTTTGAGGTTCGTTCCAACGGCGGCATAGGCAACTTCTCTGCCAACGATGTCAACCTGTCGGATGTTCGCACCAAGAAAGACATTCAAGATGCGCCAAGTTACCTGAATCGAATCTGCGCCATCCCGGTTCGCACGTTCCTGTACAAAGACCAAACAGACGAACAACTGAACCTTGGTGTCATTGCACAAGAGGTTGAGGCACAATGTCCTGAACTGGTAGACAACTCTGGGTTTGGTACGTTGCCGGAAGACGGCGTTCCTCTCAAGGCTATCTACCAGACCGACTTGCAGTATGCGCTGATGAAGTGCATTCAAGAACAGCAAGCCCTCATTGAGTCCCTAACCGCCCGTGTGGCACAACTTGAATCCAAACCCTGAAAGGAAATATCATGACGACATTCGCTTGGACAATTACCGCTATGGACTGCTACCCCCAAGAGGGCAGCGAGACAGATGTGGTATTCAATTGCCATTGGACTTGCGCGGGTACGGACGGAACTTACAACGCCTCTGTTTACAACACCTGTGCAGTTCCTACCCCGGCTGGTGGGACTTTTACCCCCTATGACCAACTTACGCAAAACCAAGTACTCGGCTGGATTTGGGCCAACGGCGTAGACCAAACCGCTACGGAAGCCGCTGTGCAGCAGATGATCAACAACCAGATCAATCCGCCTGTTGTGCAACCTCCACTTCCGTGGGCAGCATGAATGCAATAATCCAGCGGCTCAAGAGCAAGACTTACTGGGCTGCGGTTATTGGGGCATTGCTGACGGCTATTGAAGCAAACAGCGGATTCTTGGGGCAGTTTATCCCTGCCCCGTACAGGAACTACATCATCTTCTTGTGGCCTGTATTGATGTTGGTTTTGCGAGAGCTGACCACCACTGCCATAGCATCGAAATAACGGGAAGCTGCCACCCGATCTTGGCAGCACATTGAAAGGAAACCGCGATGGCAAATACAAAAACCCCCATCTCGATTGACGGCGTTGAGTACCAGTTTGAAGACATGACGGAACAACAGCAGATTCTTGTGAATCATGTTGCCGATCTAGACCGAAAGCTGGCTTCGGCTCGTTTTAACGTGGATCAACTGGCAGTAGGCAGAGACGCATTTCTTGGGATGCTGAAGCAAGCGCTTGAGAAAGAGCCTACGGACGTTGTTCCGAAAGAGTAAGTAGAGGACTCCGATGTTTGCCATTGAAGACGTTACAAAAACCGTAGGTGCTGTTACCGCAGTCATTGCAATGACTGGTGGGGGGTATACGCTTGCGGATAAATTTGGCGTCTTCAAGAAAGACATTTTGGAGTGGGCGCCTGAGCATTTTCAAGTCAGCGACGGCCCAGCCAACGGTGAATTTCGGGTTGTAGTGGCCCGCAAAAAGAACCGGGATGACTGTGAGGTCACGGGCTTCAAACTAGAAGTCCGTGATTCCGAATTTGTGATGCACAAAGCCTCTCCCAGCATCGCAACCTTCTCTGGCCCTGCCTCCCCAGAGGTGGACAAGTTTGGGTACAAATTTACAATTGACCCCAGCGGTAAGGTGGCAACCGGCCCTGCTACGTTACAAGCGCACATCAAGTACAAATGCCCAGAAGGCGAGGTTGTAGTCAACTACCCAAGTCACAAAAATTTGGGGTTTAACATTACGAAGGTGAAATGATGTTTGCTGCACTGTTTTCTTTTCTGGGCGGGTCAGTCTTCAGAATGATTTGGGGCGAAGCCTCGGCATTTCTCAACAAGAAGCAAGACCACAAACATGAAGTAGAAATGCTCAAGCTCCAGTCTGAACTGGACGACAAAGCACATCAGCGAACCCTTGAGGCTCAGAAAGCCCAAGCAGAACTAGGAATAAAGACCATCGAAGCGCAAGCCGTGGCGGCGGTGGATAAAGCAGAGGCAGACGCTTTTGGGATTGCAGTGTCTCAAGCGTTTAAGCCTACCGGGTACTCAGTGGTGGATATTTGGAACGGCATTATCCGTCCCTGCGCGGCAACCATTGCGCTTCTCCTGTGGGTGCTGAAGCTCATAGCCAACAAGTTTGTCATGGACGACTGGGATCGTGAACTGGGCGGTGCGATTCTGGGTTTCTTCTTCGCTGACAGGTCGCTTGGCAAGCGTGGCAAATGAACAAAGATGCTCTCCTTCTGGCAGCGGCCCTGTGCAGGCGCTTTGAGGGGCTGTATCTCAAACCATACCTTTGTCCGGCCAATGTTCCCACAATTGGTTTCGGATCGACGATGTATGAGAACGGGGTCAAGGTCACACTGAGTGACCCCCCGGTTACCAAGGAGCGTGCAGAGCAGATGCTGATGCACGAACTCACAACTATCTACCCCAAGGTGCTTAGGCTTTGCCCTGATCTACCAGCGCTTGGACCCGGCCCCACTGCGGCCATTCTAGACTTCACATATAACCTCGGTACTGGTAGACTTCAGTCCTCAACACTCCGTAAGAAGATCAACTCCGGAGAGCTTGAAGCGGCACGAGAAGAACTTGGGAAATGGGTGCGCGGCGGGGGTAAGGTTCTCCCCGGACTGGTCAAACGGCGCGATGCTGAAGCCCTATTGTTGAGGTAAACATGCCATTACAGTCCGTAAAGCTCAAGAGCGGCGTCAACAGAGAAAACACCCGATACACCACTGAGGGCGGCTGGTACGACTGCGACAAGATTCGTTTTCGCCAAGGCACTCCCGAGAAGATTGGCGGCTGGGAGCGGATTTCTCCTTACACGTTTCTTGGCACTTGCCGCTCTTTGTGGACATGGGTGACGCTTGGCTTTGCAAAGCTGATTGGCGTTGGAACAAACCTAAAGTTCTACATCTCCCGAGGCGGGGAGTATTACGACGTAACCCCAATCAGGGATACCGTAACGCTTACCAACCCGTTCTCCACGACTAACACTCTCACCACGGTGACGGTAACTGACGCTGCACACGGCGCAGAGACTGGGGATTTTGTTACCTACAGCGGAGCTACAACGGTTGGCGGCTTGGATTTGAATGGCGAGTACCAGATTACCGTTATTGACAACGCAACCTACACCATCGAGGCGGCAACGCAAGCGTCATCTACTGCAACTGGCGGAGGTACGGTTACAGCGGCATACCAAGTCAACACCGGTTCGGCTAATGTATTACCGCTCAATGGATGGGGTGCAGGCCCGTGGGGCTTTGGTGCGTGGGGTGTTGGGCAACCGTCTACAGAATCTCTGCGGGTGTGGAACCAAAACAACTTTGGCGAAGACCTGATCTTTGGCCCGCGTGGCGGAGGTATGTACTACTGGGATGCAACCACTGGTGTAAACACTCGTGGTGTTTTGCTCTCATCTCTGCCCGGAGCATCTGACGTACCGCTGATGCAGAACCTGTTGCTGGTGTCGGATACATCCCGGTTTGTGATTGCATTTGGTGTAAACGACTACGGCAGTCTGGTACAAAATCCCATGCTGATCCGTTGGTCTGACCAAGAAGACCCGGCAAATTGGACTCCAGCGGCAACCAACCAAGCGGGCAGTGTGACTCTATCGCACGGATCACAGATCATTTCTTACATCCAATCCCGGCAAGAAATTGTTGTTCTGACGGATACGTCTGTGTACTCATTGCAGTATCTTGGACCACCTGTGGTTTGGGGTTCTACGCTTTTGGCAGACAACATTTCCATCGTAAGTGACCGCGCAGCAGTAACCGTTGCCGGTGTTGTTTATTGGATGGGTGTGGATAAGTTCTATATGTACGATGGCCGGGTAAACACGCTTACTTGCGACTTACGGCAGTTCGTATTTGGCGACTTCAATGAGCAGCAGTCGGAGCAAGTGTTTGCATCCACCGTGGAGCGCTACAACGAAGTCTGGTGGTTCTACTGCTCTGCGGATGCTTCCTCAATTGACCGCTACGTAGTGTTTAACTACATGGAAAAGGTCTGGTACTTTGGTAGCTTGGAGCGAACCGCTTGGGTTGACGCTGGGATTATTGGACAGTACCCGATTGCTGCGGGCGGCGACAGGCTTGTGTACCACGAGTACGGCACCAACGATGTTTACACGGGGGATGCTGCGGCCATTGAGTCGTACATCACATCTTCAGAGTTTGACATTGGCGACGGCCATAACTTTGGATTTGTGTACCGGCTTGTCCCAGACATTACCTTCCGTGGCTCTGAGACAGAAAACCCAAGCGTAGACTTTACGCTCCTGCCCTTGCAGAACTCCGGCTCAGGCTACAACAATCCGCAATCTGTGGGGGGAAGCAGCACTCAGCCTGTAACCCGAAGCGCGACGGTGCCTATTGAGCAGTACACCGGGCAGGTTTACATCCGCGTACGTGGCAGGCAGATGTCCATCAAAGTTGCGTCGTCTGGACTGGGTGTGCAGTGGCAGTTGGGTACGCCGCGAATCGACATTCGCCCTGACGGCAGACGCTGACCTATGACCCTCATCGTCACATCTCAGTATGAACTTAGCCGGACGGTAGCGCCGCGTCTTCCTGACGCACCTCTGCAATACGACCCGAGATATTCAGACCAGCTAAACAACATCCTGCGGCTGTACTTCAATCAACTCGACAAAATCTTAGGACAGCTTGTGGCAACAATGGAAACCATACCGGTCTCTATCGGCGGTACAAATACCGATGCTTTTGGCCGAGTTCGGGTGAGTAATCCGCTGACTTTGTTTGACTCGTCCCACCGTTACGCAGACAACAATCTGTGGGCAAACAGCATCACCGGAACAGCAGCCGCCACGTTTAGCGCGGACGAAGGCTTGGTCAATTTGACCGTTGGGTCCGCCAGCGGAGACCAGATCATCCGCGAAACAATCAAAGTGTTTGCGTACCAGCCGGGTAAGAGTCTGTTGGTGATGAACACCTTTGTGTTTGGTGAAGCCAAAACAAATCTACGCCAACGTGCTGGCTACTACGGCGCGGCTAACGGCGTTTACTTTGAGCGCGAAGGAACCACGAACTACATGGTAGAGCGCAGCAGCGTGACCGGTTCTGTAGTGAACACACGGGTTGCTCAAGCAAGCTGGAACCAAGACCCGCTGGACGGCACAGGGCCATCCGGGTTAACCCTAGATTCATCCAAAGCCCAGATTCTGTACATGGACGTTGAGTGGCTTGGTCTTGGAACTGTACGCACGGGTTTCATCATCAACGGGGTTTTTGTACCCGCTCACAATTTTGACCATGCAAACTTGGTCACCACTACGTACATCACAACTGCTTCTCTACCCTTGCGGTATGAGATGACCAACACAGCGGCTACAAGCGGTGCAAGCACTCTAAAACAAGTTTGCTCGACGGTAATATCAGAAGGCGGCTACGAGTTGCGCGGCGCTCAACTTACTGCTGGAAACGGTATCACAAGCCCACGAACACTGACCACTGCTGCTACGCTTTATCCTGTTGTGTCTTTTCGACTGAAGTCAACGCGATTGGACGCAATTGCCATTTTGACGGCGATATCAATCTTGGGCATAACCAACAATGCCAACTACCAGTGGTTTGTGGTTGCTTCCGGGACTACAACGGGCGGCACTTGGGTCAGTGCAGGCACAAACTCGGCGGTGGAATACAACATAACCGGCTCGGCCTTCACTACTGGCACGGGTCGCACCTTGGCAACGGGATACTTTCAAGGCTCCAACCAAGGGGCAACCAGTGTTGACATTCTTAAAGCCGCTCTTTTTACAACGCAACTTGAGCGCGATCCTTTCACGGCAACAGCCTATGAGATCACGCTGGCATGTACATCTGCATCTAACGGCGATCAAGTGCTAGGTTCTTTGGACTGGGAAGAAGTAAGCCGGTAGCCATAAATGATAGTCGTATCGCAAATCTCCCCTCAACTTGTACACCAGACATGGCCCAAGGTTGAGAAGTTTTTTGCGGATGTTGTGGCAAAAGCCTCACAAAGCTACTCTCTTGAGCAGATGCGAACGGAAGTTTTTATGAACCGCTGGGCGCTCATCGTGGCTGAAGAGGATGGGGTTATTATTGGTGCAATGGCAATGCAATACCAAAACCGAATGAACGACCGGGTAGCTTTTATTTTTGTCCTTGGTGGAAATTCCATCGTGTTCACCAATGCTTGGGAACAGGTCAAAAATCTCTTTATGAAGAATGGCGCTACTGCAATTGAAGGTAGTGTGCGTCCTTCTATGGTTCGCTTGGTTCGTAGGCTTGGGCTTCATGCCAAATATCAAGTTGTAGGGATGAAGCTATGAATTTACTGGACTACAAATACAAGCTGATTGGTCGGGTTTATCGCGGCGAAGGTGGTGGCGGCGAAGGTGGCGGTGGCACTGACACTGGAACAAGTTCGACAGGCACAGGCACTGCCGATATAAACGCAAACTTAGGCACCGATCTGGCTGATGCACAAGCAATTGCAGACGCAGGCGGGTTAGACGCAGCACTAGCGCAACTGGAAGCAGCGGCAGCGTCCACCGGGACTACAACCAGCTACACCGACATAGGCTCTTTTAGCCCCGTTGCGTCCGTAACACCAGAGACAGCGCCGGTCGAGACTTCCCCGCTTGCACCTACCGATGTAGGTTCGTTTAGCCCTGTTACGTCAGTTGATCTTACTTCGTCCACTGCCAAGCCCGGTGAAACCACAATGGCGCAAACTGCGTCACAGACGGGTGGAACCAACCTCTCTACTGCTGCGCTTGCGGGAACTCTTGATTCGACGAGCCTCACCAAGTCTGACTTGGGTGCGTTGCAAGCAATGGGGTTTGGAAACCTCACGGGTGTAAACAAAAACAACCCGACTCAGACAATTGACCAGCTTTACAACAGCTATGCGCTCAATGAGTTTTTGACGGAGAACCTTTCCGCATCAACTATAGCCAGCATGGTGGCAGGGCCGATTGCAGGATTGTTGGTTGATGTTGCCACAAGTCTTGCTCAGGGTAAAAGCCCAACGTCAGTTCTTGGGAATGTAGTTGGTAGCATTCTTGGGCAAGCCATCTCTCAAACAACTGGCGTTCCCGTATCTTTAAGCACCCTTACGGCTCTGGTAGATGGGCAAGTTGGTAGGGCGGGTCTTAGCGTCGCTTTCAATGCCGTTGCTCAACAAACTGGATTGTCTTCAAAATCTGTAGAGCAGGCGCTGACTGGAAATCTTGGTGCCGCAGTTCAGAACACGGTAGTAGGAGCGCTTACCAGCGAAGCTGCAAAGACGCTTGGGGCAGATCAGCAGTTCATGGGCCAAGTACTGGGCGCGACTGGACTGTCTTCCGCAATCGGCACCAATATAGCTGGCTTTGTTAACCAAGTAGCCGCGCCTATAAACGAGGTTACCGCCCAGATATCTAACTCGATCTCCAGCATTGGTGTTCCGACAGGTGTAAACAATCTTTCTGGTGCCATTTCTTCGGGTCAGGTAAATACCACTCCAGTGGGCGCAGAAGGCGGTAACCAAGAAGAGTACCTGAAACAGGTTGCACTTAACTCTGGTATATCACCAGCCCAAGCACAGACAAACATAAACACCCCACCAAAAAGCTCTGGCGGGATTAGCATCAATTGGGGCGGCGTGTTTGGTGAAGTCTCGCAAGCAAACAACAAACTTCCAGTTGTCCCCGTAGCCACCGGAACATCAGGCACAACAGGTGCTATGCAGGGCGGGTTTGGTTCTGGAACTACCTCGGACGTAATAAGCGATCTTACCAACGCCGGACTTACCGAAGACCTATCGCAAGATGCAGTTAATGCCATTAGAGACCTTTTGGGTATACCTTCAGGAACGTCTTCTGGGACTCAATTTGCTTCGACAGACCTTGCCGGACTGGGGAAAACTAGAGATCAAATTTTTACCTCCGATCTGAAGTCCTCAATAGCGTATGAACTAGATCATCTAAGCAAAGACCCCAATTCCGGCGTAACTATTGATCCAAAAACTGGTGAATATTATGTAAGGAGCAGCACTGGGCAAACGTACTACTTTAGTACTGACGGCACTCCATTGAGGAGTGGGCCTTTGGCAGTGGATGTTTCCATGTCTGGGAATACTCCTAGCGCAACTTATGCGGGGGCCACCAATCTTTTGGGGATTCTTCAACCCGCCCTAAATGCAATTGCTACAAATGGCACAAACGCCTCGGGAAGTGGAACATCTAGCGGCGTGGGCGATGCTCTACAACAGCAGACAGGCGCTACAACAGATCAAGAGCAAAGTTTTGATGAGCTGATGGCAATTCTTGGGTTCGGTAAATCTGCAAACGAGCCTATTGATGGCAGCGGGCAGACGCTAATCGGGGAGACATCAGGAACTTTTGCTTCTGGCGCTCCGGGCGGATTTAATCTTGTATCCAGAGATGACCGCACTGGTGTTTCTTTCTACGAAAATCAAGGGTTTGCGCTTGTTACATACGCAGATGGTATAGGAAAACTGGTTCCGCCAAATAATGAGGAGCCTATCTGGATAGATTTGCAAACGGAAAAGCAAATACCGCCTGAAGTTGTGCCTCCAGAAATACGCGCACTTCCAACGCCCACTCCAACTCCTGCTCCTGCTCCTGCTCCTGCTCCTGCTCCTGCTCCTGCTCCTGCGCCAACTCCTGCGCCAACTCCTGCTCCTGCTCCTGCTCCTGCTCCTGCCCCGACCCCTGCTCCTGCGCCAACACCATCTGTCACCCAGCAAGACGTTACCAAGATAGTAGATGACGCATTCAAAGCAAACCCATCGCTTACTCAAGCGCAAGTTACGAAGATCGTAAACGACGCTGTAGCTGCCGCCCCGACAGGAACGACACCGGGCCAAGTACAAAGCATTGTTGATACAGCGATCAAAGCCATACCAGCAGGTTTGACGACTACCGATGTCAGCAAGATCGTCTCTGATGCGTTTAAGGCTAACCCGTATGTAAGCCAAGAGCAAGTAGCCTCACTGATTAGCGATGCGGTTGGAAAGATTCCTCCGGGGATGACTGCTGCTGATGTTGGAAAAATTGTTAACTCAGCTATTGCCAACATACCTGCGGGGTTGTCTACTGCGGATGTAGCCAAGGTTGTAAACAACGCGATTGCACAAATACCGGCAGGACTCTCTGCGGCAGACGTTGGGAAAATCGTTGGCGATGCGGTTAAAGCAATTCCTGCTGGTCTATCTCGGACTGACGTAGACACAATCGTCAAGGATGCTCTTGCTGCCAATCCGTCGCTGACCCAAGATCAAGTCGCAAAGATTGTCAGTGATCAGATTGCAAAGATTCCCGCAGGCATCACTGCTGCTCAAGTTAAGTCACAAGTTGACAGTGCGATAGGCGCTCCGGCTACCGGGTCAGCAGCCGCTACAGGAGTCTATGCCGCCATTCAAAGCACCTCTGATGCCCTATCAAAGGCTATTGCAGATGCAAAGGCTTCTGGTCTTGCAGGCGACGCGGCTCTTAAAGCAGCCATCGACAAAGTTGCCGCAGACCAAGGTGTAACTGCGGCTTCACTGCTATCCAAAATTGGCACTACCGAAGCTAACCTAAAGTCTCAATTTGCTACTCAGATTAGCGGAGTACAGACTCAGATTGCCGGGGTTCAGGCATCGCTGCAACAAGCGATCCAAGCGGCTAAAGATATCGGCCTACAAGGCGACGCCGCTTTACAGGCTGGCATTGATTCTGTTGCAGCCAATCTTGGTGTCACAAAGGCAGCGCTACTTACGCAACTTGGAACAACCGAGGCAAATCTTAAAGCGCAGTTTGCAACACAGCTTGGTGCGGTGCAGCAATCGGTAGCCACGCTACAAAAAACACTGTCTGACACTATCGCGGCAAATGAGAAAGCTGGTCTCACACGAGACCAAGCTACTCAAAAGGCTTTGGCAGACGTTGCTGCCCAGATGGGTACAGATAAAGCAACGCTGCTGAACACAATAGGTGCTACGGAAGCAAATCTGAACCAGAAGTTGGCTGCTGGTTTGCAAGATGTCACCGGAAAAATTACCGCAACAGAGAAGGCGCTATCCGATGCTATCCAAGCGGCCAAAGATATTGGTCTCAAGGGTGATGCTGCGCTACAAGCTGGAATTGATTCCGTTGCAGCAAACCTTGGCGTTACTAAGGCTGCGCTTCTTTCTGAGCTTGGCACTACCGAAGCAAACCTTAAAGCCCAGTTTGCTACGCAGCTTGGTGCAGTACAGCAGTCCGTTACAGAGCTAGAGCAAACACTGACTAGCGCTATCGCTGCTAATGAAAAGGCTGGTCTCTCGCGAGATCAAGCTACCCAGAAGGCGCTGGCCGATGTGTCTGCCCAGATGGGTACTGACAAAGCCACCCTTCTAAACCGTATTGGTGCGACAGAGGCAACCCTAAACCAAAAACTTGCGTCAGTTGCACAAAGCCTTGAGTCACAGCTAACCGCGCAGGGCAAACAGTTTAGAGATGCTTTGGTTCAGCAAGGAATGACTCAGCAGCAGGCTTTGGAAACCGCTATCGCCGCGCAAAACGAAGCGATTAAAACCGGGCAGAGTGAAACGCAGGCGGCAATTAACAGCCTTAGCGAAGCACAGCAGAAAGAAGTTGCGGATCGTATTGCTGCCGGACAAGAAACCAACGCAGCCATTGCAGCCGTTAAAACAGAGATTGCTGCTGGGCAGACTGCATTGGGTAACCAGCTTACGGAGCAAGGCAAGCAGTTTATGGACGCCTTGGTTGCCCAAGGTATGAGCCAGCAACAGGCTCTAGAAACTGCGGTAGCTGCCCAGAACGAACAAGCCCGTGCAAACCAGCAGGCCACCCAGCAGCAAATTGGCGGCGTTCAAACACAGCTAAACGAGCGTATTGACCAGTTGACCAAGACTGGGATGGATCAGTACACCGCTACGCAAACTGCTTTGCGGGAGATGAACACAAGCCTTACCGGGCAGCTAAGTGCAGCAGAGAGACAACGCCAAGCAGATATAACTGCTGCTGCCGCCCAAAGACAAGCAGACCAAGAAGCCGCCGCCGCTTCCGCCGCTGCCGCTGAGAAACAAAGGCAAGCCGACATTGAGGCACAGAAAGCTAGAGAAGCAGCTAACCTCAGAACAACCCAAGTAGGCCAGCTACGCGGACAGATGATGACTGGCCTGCAAGGATTGATGGGCGGTTTACAGCAACAAGCTACCCAGATGGCAGCACCGGGACAAGTGGAAACAGTTAAATCAACGCCGGGATTTGACTTTAGCTCTCCGCTGAACGTAGGATTCTTCGGCGGCTACGAATCCCAAAAAGTACCCCCCAAGGGGCAAGAGTCAACTAAAATCGCAGAAGGTGGGTATCTTGACGACCTGCTTGATGCTATACGCTAGAGAGGTTTGATATGGAAGACTATGGAAGCACTTCGTGGTATGACGAGTATGTACCTTCATACGATTGGGGTGCCGAGACAGATGCCGGTGATAACGCATGGCTGTCGGCGATATATTCTGATCCTAGTCGAGCGCTAGATACCATTACTACTCCTGCCCAAGCGCAAAGTGTTGTAGACACTGTTGTTTCCAAGTTTGGGGATGCAGCAGGGAATGCTATCAAATCTCTGCTGTTCAAACCCGGAACAAGTGACCTAAACCTTGCTGGGCTAGGCACCGCCGCTGCGGCGATTTACGGACTTATGGGTGGCAACCAAGTGCAAACAGGTGGCTACAACAAGCCCATACCGCAACTAACTGCCACACGCGCCCAAGTACCCTACGCTGCTGATCCAAACCGCCGACCCGGAGAAGCTGGACGCCAGTACTTTACTGACACGCAATACACCGCACCTGCCGATGCGGCAGCAGCCCAGACAGCAGCAGCCACCCAAGCACAAGGAATTGCCGCAGCTATGCCGCAAAGACCTGCACAAGTAAACCCTTACGCAGGACAGTTCAAAGCACAATGGAATCCTCCAGCACCCACCCCGGCACCAGCAGCAGCGCCTGCATCTGGCGTTGCCCAGCTTATGCCAGTACCCAAAGCAGAAAGTCTTAACATGGCAGACGGTGGAATTGCAGCTATGGCTAAAGGTAGATACCTTGCCGGTAGCACCGATGGAATGGCAGATGAAATTCCAACCTCTATCGACGGCAAAGACCCCGCTGCTTTGAGCCATGGTGAGTTTGTAATCCCTGCGGATGTGGTGTCGCATCTAGGCAACGGTAACTCTGAAGCTGGTGCAGAAAAGCTCTACGCCATGATGGACAAGGTTCGCAAAGCTAGAACTGGAACCACTCAACAAGGTAAACGTATAAACCCTGACAAGTTCATGCCGGGTGGACTGGCTGGCTATGCAAGTGGCGGCGCGGTGCAAAAGTTTGCTACCGGCGATCTTGTACCCACTGCAACTCCAACAGCAGGACCACTAAGCACGACTGCAACTGCACCGCTGGGTACATCTACATCTTCTAGCCTATCTCCTTGGGCAGGAGACTACGTAACCGGATACTTGGGTAAAGGCCAAGCCCTTGCCAATACGCCATTCCAAGCCTATCAAGGGCCACTGACTGCTGGTGCATCTGACTTGCAGCAACAAGCCTTTGCTGGAATTGGCTCACTGGCTGGCGCAGGGTATGCACCTCAGCAATACCAAGGCGGTACGTTTGGCGCTCAACAAGCCCAGCAGTACATGAACCCATATATCTCTGCTGCGCTGAACCCGCAACTTGCAGAGATGAAGAGGCAGTCTGACATTGCCCGACTGGACGATGCCGCTAGGCTTTCAAAAGCTGGTGCGTTTGGCGGTAGCCGACAGGCCATTATGGAATCTGAAGCACGCCGTAACCTGCTGGAGAAACAAGGCCAAGCAATCGGACAAGGCTATCAAACTGCCTACGATAAAGCAATGGGTCAGTTCAACACCGAACAGGACCGCAGGCTGGGCGCAGAAAAAGCAGGAGAAGCATCGCGTCAATACAGCGCAGAGTACGGCCTCAAGTCTCTTGGAGAACTGGCTAACCTCGGGGCAGTGCAGCGCGGCATCACTGGCGAGGGTATCGCAGCAGACAAAGCTCAATTTGAAGAGCAAAGAGACTACCCGTACAAGATGGCTCAGTACCAGAAAGACTTGCTACAGGGTCTGCCAATTACGTCTGCTGCTACGACGGCTAACACGACTGGGGTTAGCAACATAAGCTCTCAGATTCAAGGTTTGATGGGTCTTTACAAAACGCTTGCTGGGTTGGGACAAGTACCGACCACTACCACTCCTCAGCCGTAAATAGGAACTGACATGAATCTCGTACAACTGCAAGACGATTTGCGGATGCTTCCCTTGCCAGCGTTGCAAGCTAAAGCGCAGGGTCAAGACCCCAACACTCCACCTTGGCTGGCGGCTGCTGTTCTTAACGAACGCATGACTGCCCAACAAAAAGCAGGCATGGCACAAGGTGCAGCACAAGGTCCGCAGCCAAGCGTGATTGAGCAGATGCAGCAAAAGGCTGGACTGATGGCCTTGCAAGCTCAACAGCAGCAAGCAGCCCAGCAGCAGATGATGCAGCAGATGGCACAAGCCCCACAAGCTGTACCACAAGGTGTACCTCAGCCAGAAGCACAACCGCAGCCGCAAATGATGGCTGGTGGCGGTATTGCCCGTCTATCTATCAATCCACAGATGTTTAACTACCGCCAAGGTGGTGTGATTGGGTTTGCAGATGGCGGAGAAACTGGAGCAAATCTTGACGCAGTTAAAGAACGCGCAGAACAGGCAATTGCCAAGCTCCGAAGCTACGGATTGAACCAGCAAAAGCAAGACCCTCAAGGCTACCAACAAGCGCAGAAAGAAGCAGCAGAAGCGCAGCAAGCTGTAAAAGATGCGATGACTACATACCAAGCTGAGTTGCAGCAATCTGGTATGAACAAACCATATTTCGGAAGCCCAAAACCAACAACGGCACCTCTACAAGGAGGTAAGCCTATGCCTGAGTCACAGGGTATAGGAAGTATTTTTGTTCCCGGAGGTCAGAGTGGGCTGAGGCCAGCACCGACTGCGGCATCAACCGTTCCGGCAGGCGGTCAAGTTGGACGGGACGCTGGCAATACGCAGAATGTACCAATTCAAATGACGCCAGAACTGGAAGCGGTTCTTCGTGCCGATGCCGAAAAAGAAGGGATTGGCGTTCCAGTATTCAATATCCGTGGGCCAAAAGGCGCAACGGCAGCACTGACTCCGCCCGAGCCACAGGCTGCGGCAACTGCACCCCAACCCGCACCCCAAGCAGGCGTGGCATCTCTACCTAGTGGGTTTGAACAATCTCTGTCTCAAGGTATCGAACGCGCTAAGGCCGAACAAGGAATGACAGCAGAGCAGGCCAAGGCACGATACGAAGCCACGATGTCTGATGAGCTTAGAAAACCTGCTGGCCTTGAGCAACTTGCGCGTTTGAAGCAACAGCAAGAACAGTATGCAAAGAGCCAAGAAGATCGCCCGTATGAGCGACTAATGAAAGTTCTTGGTGCTGCTGGTAAAGGCGGTATGGGCGGGTTTGGTACAGGGTATCTCGGTGCCGTAGAGAGCGAACGCGCAGCCGATGCAGCACAAGCAGCTTACCAAGATAAGGTAATGACTGCCGTTGAAGCTACCCGTCGTGGCGAAGCAACTGCCAAGCAGAAAGCTATGCTTGACATGATTGAGAAGGGCGATGAGCGGAAAGCAAAAGCTATCTCGGATCAAATTCAAGGCGCAAGCTCTGGCTACTCTACAGCCCAAGCGGCCAAAACTTCTGCTAACCGGGATGTTACAGAGCGACGCGGCCAAGATTTGCAATATCAAGCAGCTCAACTAACAGCCAGAGCAGCAGATACAAGAGCATCTAGAGATGAGAAGATGCAAACGCTAAGAGAACTTAGCACGATTGGAAGAGAGTTGACGGCAGAAATTGGAAAAATTGATCCAATGATTTCAACTCCAGAAGAAAAACGTAGACGCGCAGCTCTTCAGCAAGACCTTGATAAGGTACGTGAAGCTATTGCAAAAATGGGTGGCAACGTAACATTAAGCGCCGGGTCTGCCGCGCCTACAATTGACCCAAGCCGAGCGGCCCAGTTCAAAGTTATTCGATAAGAGTACATAAATGGCTATCTTCAAAGTACAAGCCCCTGATGGCTCTATCCTCCAAATTGAAGGACCAGATGATGCAACAGACTTTGAACTTCAGCAGATAGCTGCACAAAACTACAAGCCAGCACCTACCTTTATGGAGGGCGCAAAACGCGCCGCCGTAAAAGGATTTGAAGCTGTACCAGAGAGCTTTGCTGGCGTTGGGCTGGGCATTAAATCCGCACTGGGAATGTCTAGTGCAGGAGAACAAGCAGCAGCAATAAGAGAGCAAGCAAAGAAAGAAGCCACCGAACCTCAAGGAACATCTTGGGAATCCATTGAGAAGGCTTACGAAAAAGAAGGGCTGATGTCTGCCCTGAAAAAAGCACCCTCATTTATCACTGAGCAAGTGCTTCAGAGTGCGCCTAGTATGGCTGTACCTCTTGCTGCTGGTGCTGCTGCTGGTGCAATGTCTGGCCCATTAGCTCCTGTAGTTGCACCTTTGGCAGGTATAGGAACGTATGGAGTTCAGCAGTTTGGACAATTCATGCGCCGCCAAGCTGAAGAAGGTGCTACTGGTGAAACGCTTGAGCCGGGTAAAGCTGCCGTTGCTTCTGCTGTATCTGCTCCGATTGGGTATTTTGCAGATAGATTTACGCTTGGCCTTTCTAAACTTCCGACCAAAGCTATTGGCGCTGAAATCTCAGCAGAACTAGCCAAAAGAACGTCTGGAGTTGCTGGCCGTGCAGTAAAGGGGGCAACACTAGGTATTGTTGCAGAAGCACCTACAGAAGTATTGGAACAAGCCGCCGAGCGCTGGCAGGCTGGCCTATCTCTGACAGACGAAGACGCAAAGAGGGAATACAAAGAAGCTGCTGCTGGCGCTGCTGCCATCGGTGGAGTTGGGGGTGCAGCATCTCGCGTATTGGCTAAACCAGAAGCACCTGAAGTAAAGCCTCCTGAAGTTACGCCAGAAGTTAAACCGGAAGCCACTGAAGCCCCGATAGAGACTGGACTGGAGCAACTTACCCCAGAGCAGAAACGAATCTATCAGCAGCAACGAGCAGTAGCAGAGCGGCCTGAAGACGTAATAGCTGGCGTACAAAAACAAATTCAAACGGCACCGCCTACTACACAGCAAGACGTAGCTAGGATTAAAGACGAGCATGAGACGGCCATCATTCAGAGCTTGTTGAACCAAGATGCTGAAGCTCTTAGAGCCAACGAAGAAGCCCAGTTAAAAATCAAACAGCAGCAGCAACAAGCTCTTGCAACCATCCAAGATCAAAGTGCCAAAGAGACAATGGACAACGCCATTGTTGATACTGACGCACGGATCAGAGAGGGCAGGATTATTGCCCGCGCTCAAAGTTTGCTTGATAACAATATCCAATTTGCCAGCACGGCAATTAACGATATCAACAGCAAGCTCAAGCTGATTAACGAAGCGCCGCTGTCCGAGCAAGAGCGTGGCCGTATTCAAAACATCATGGGCATGGCACAAGCGTTTACAAACTTTGTGAACCTGCCGCAGCTACCACAAGCTCCAGTAGATAGGTTTGCTGAAAACCAGCAAATGGAAGCCCTGATAAAAGAAAGGCAAGAACGTGAACAACTTCCACCCCAACCCGCTAGAGCAGAGACTGTTGCGCCAAGCAAGGGAATCCAAGAAGCTCCCGTCAGCCAAGGAGTTGATGAAAGTGCAGCCGTACGACCGCCGGTTAGCACTGAGCCTAGCGCTCCGCAAGATAGTGAACTCGTAAATCGTTCTCAAACGTTTGAGAATGAACCGCCGCCTTTCGTAGAAGCCACTCCCATCGAGGGAGAAAAAATGCCTGAGAGCATCCAGCTAACGGAAGCTAGGCAGCGGGAAGCGGAAACAGTTGAGCCGATTGAAAAAGAGATCAGGCGAATTGAAAAGAAACCGGGCATGAGTCTATGGACTGCCTTGCGCGGACGGCTTACTAAAAGTGATGTAACCGACATCAGCCCTGATCTGAAGTTTATTGCCCTGCGTGGAAAGAACGGCGGCGTACCTATTGGTGACTTGGTTGCAGACGGACAGCTAGATGAATTCTTGCCGTACAACATGCGGCAAAGTATGCAGAACCCCAATGAGCCATTTGACGAAACAGACGCCACCGAGTACATCAAAGAAAAACTCCGCAACGGTAAGTATTACTCATACGAAACCGAAGTTGCTCTTAAACAAGCGTTTGGCAGCATTGAAGAAGCAGAAGCAGAAGTACGTGAACTACTAGGAATTGACGATGCAAACTACCTCCTTGAAGAAGCAATCGAAAAACAAAGAGCAATTGATCAAGAAGCTGAGATCATTGCCCCCGAAAGCGACAATCGAGTTGCTGAAGAAGGTGCTGAAGAAGGACTAACATCGCCCACCCCAGAGGGACTAAAAGCCCAAAAAGAACGCGCAGCCGCAGAAGAGAAGCGCATTGCTGCCGAAGAAAAAGCAGCAAGAGAGAAAGCTAAAGCAGACAAAGAGGTAGGTGAATTTACCCTGACGGGAAGTGACCGCCCCGTTGATGTGGCAGAAGCCGCTGGGCAAAAGTCTATGTTCTCCCTGCGTGGAAAACTAGGCTTTTACAGTGAGCTTGCATCAAAAATAGGAGCGCTTGGACCAAACCAAGCACCAGCAGAGCAATGGAAAACCATGATCAAGGCGCTGACCACCAAGGGAGTCAAGCCTGATGAGATCGAATGGTCTGGTGTAAACGACTTCCTTGACCTGCAAAAAGGCAAAGTTACCAAGCAAGCAATCTTGGACTACCTGAAAGAAGGTGGTGTAAAGGTTGAAGAGACGGTGCTGAAAAATGAAGTTGAACCCAATTTTGAGGTGGACGACTTCATTGACGAAATGACTGATAAATATGGTCTTGATGCGATCTATGACATATCTGGACCTGAAGGGAATTTCCGTAGGATCAAAGACAGTTTCCCTGAAATGCTGTCTAAAAAAGATCAAGAGCGTTACCAAGAAACTGTAGATCGGGTTCAAAAATCTGAGGCTGAACAAAAACCAAGCAGATATGAACAGTACGTCATTCCCGGTGGTGAGAACTACCGCGAAGTACTTCTGACGCTGCCAAGCACTAATCCTGTTGCCGGTATATCGCCGGTACAAGCAGCCCGTATTTTGTATGGCAAAGAGTATTCTCAACTTTCTTCTGAGCAAAAGAAAAATGTGCATAGGAAAATTGACGACGATAAGTCGCCAACTCCTTACATGTCATCTCATTGGCAACAACCCAATGTTCTTGCCCACATACGTGTAAACGACCGCACTGACGCAAATGGCAAGAAGGTGCTGTTTGTTGAAGAGCTTCAGTCTGATTGGGGACAAGAGGGGAAGAAGAAGGGGTTCTCAGACCCTGAAGCCAAACAGAAAATGGACGACCTTGTGTCTCGCTATGACGCTCTTGGAGCCGAGCGCAGGGCGGCAGAGAAGGAGATGGCAGACCTTCCTGATTACAACGACAGGTTCGCAGAACTGCAAGACCGTGTGCAAAAGATCGCAGAAGAGCGTGACGCACTGTCTGATCAAATGGCATCTCTTCGATCCGCAGCATCAGAGTCTGCAATCCCCACAGCCCCATTCGTTACCAAAACAGAAGGCTGGCTAAACCTAGCCCTCAAGCGCATCATGGTCATGGCAGCAGAAGGTGGCTATGACAAGGTGGCATTTGTAAACGGTGAGCAGTCTGCTGAAAGGTATGACCTGAGCAAGCAAATTGCGTCCGTGCAGTACCTTGACAACCGCAGCGGCGGCGTTGGCGATCCTAGACTTGATGGTCCTATTGGCAGCGGCGTACTGGTTGCCCGCGATTACAACGATAAAAAAGTAATGGAGCAGCAAATCTCCGACCCAATTCAGATCGAAGACTATGTTGGGAAAGAAGTTGCTGCGAAGTTATTCCAACAGAAGCCAAAGGTAACACGTCGCGCTGGGATTGGCTTCCGGGTGCATGACCTCTCTGGTGTTGACCTCAAAGTCGGCGGCGAAGGTATGAAGACCTTCTACGACAAGATAGTACCGCAAGCACTTAACAAGCTGCTGCCTAAGTTGGGCGGAGAGCGAATCAAGAGTGTCGAAGTATATAAACAAGGCATAGTTGGAAAATCATTGCCAGAAGATGCAAAACCTGCCGCGAGACGCGATGGGCGATTGTTTGAGCAACCCGGCTTCGACATCACCGACGCCATGCGGAGCAAAGTGCAAACCGAAGGCTTGCCCCTGTTCAGCAAACGCGGGGCAGATACAACCAGTCAGGTAAAAGACTTTGAACAAACCCTCCGTAATCTACTAAACAAGTTTGGCCTAAACCAAGTAGGACTAAACCTCATAGAAGGAATGAGGGACGAAGGCTCTTACGCAGCACAACTTATCCGCGTTGCTGCCGATGTCGCCAACCCCATCCGTACCCTGCGGCATGAATCCATCCACGCCCTGAGAGAACTAGGATTCTTTACTGACGCCCAGTGGAACTCTTTGTCAAACATGGCAAAGAACAAGTGGATTGACCAATACCTAAAGCAAAGAAACGTAGACGGTAAACCACTGAAAGCTGGCGAAGAATCCCGGTACGACGCTTACATGCGTGAGTACAAAGGGGATATGGAGAAGATCACCGAAGAGGCAGTTGCTGACGCCTTTGCGGACTTTGACGCTACCAAACCACCAGCAGGGATGCTACAGGCTTTGCTGAACAGACTGCGTAGTTTGTTCCAAGCAATTAAATCTGCTCTCACAAAAGTGGAATCTGCCGAACAGATTTTTGGCAAGGTAGAAAAAGGCGAACTCAAAGCTGGCGCACGGGAAGCTAGGGGTGAAGCAAAGAGCCTACGTTCTCAAGCAGACAAAGCAAAAGAGAAAGCTCAACAACTCCTACAGAAGCGTCAGCCCATCAACAAAGAAGCTCTGGCTGATGTTGATCCAGAGTACATTGAAAGACTTGGAAAAGTATTCAATCCCCAAAGCAAAACCATCATCGACAAGATTGATGGAATGAAAGACGGGTTCTGGAGACGAGCAGCACAAGGAATAGCAGACCAGTACAGAACCATCAAAGACTACGACATGCGCTCCTACATGCTGGCGCGTATGTCCAAGACCCAAGATGGAGCTTTGGAAGGACTGATGTTCCACGGCCACGTATTCAATGACGATGGTGCGCTGAACATCAAGAAAAACACCAAAGGTTTGATGGAGGCTTTGAAGCCAGTAGGTAACGAGACAGACCGCTACATGATGTGGATTGCTTTGAACCGGGAATCAAACCTGCCAGACAATAAGAAGTCACCTGAGCTAACTGAACTGGCTAAAGAAAAAGACCAGCTATCCCAAGGAATGCTGAACGGCAAACCACGCATAGAAGTTTATAAGAGCGTACAAAGAGACATGAACGCTCTGAACAAATCTGTGCTGGACGTTGCGTTGAATATGGGTCTTATCAACTCATCCAAACGAGAGATTGCAGAACTTGAATCTCGCACGGATATGAGTGAGAAGAAGAAAGCAGAGCGCATTGAGTACCTGAGAAACAACCCCGGAGCTTACGAGAGGTTTACAAGCGACATCTTCTACATACCTTTCTACAAGGCTATGGAGGATGGAGACATAGAGAGCGCCGTATCTTCCGCTGGTTTGACTAGCCAGAAATTCAGTGCAGAACTGAAAGGCATGAGCGACAAACCTTTCGGTGATCTGATGGAGAACACTCTAAGGAACTGGAGTCACATCCTTTCTGCCTCTATGAAGAACCAAGCTGCCGATAGCACGGTAGAGGCGACCATGAAAGCCGGAGCAACCATCCCTAACTTGAAAGCTGGACTGGCTTACGAGGACGGAAAGGTTATATCCACCAAGACAGGTGAAGTTGTAGGCGACGGAAAGCTGCGACCAGAGTACACAGAGTCTGGTAAAGGAATGGTAAAGATCATGAAAGATGGTCATGCCATGTACTTTGAAGTGCTAGACCCCATGCTTCTGGATTCCATTACATCCATTGGATACATGGGGCCAAAGAGCAAGTTCTTGGATGTGGCTAGAGACTTTAAGAACATGCTGCAATTTGGCGTGACAGTCTCTCCGATCTTCAAGACAAACAACTTGATCCGAGACTCCATCGCCGCGATGGCGGTGAGCGACTTGAAAAAAGACCCTTTCTACAATGTAGCTCTAGGTATTGGGTTGGCAAATAAAAATAACCCAACATACATAGAAGCACTGTCTGGCGGAGCTATCTTTAACTTTGGCTCTACCTACGAAGGTGACCAAGCAAAAATGGTGAAGCGCCTTCTTAAACAGGGCGTGAAATCAGAACACATCCTTGACACCAAAGACAAGATTGAAGCAGGATTAAAAGGACTGTGGGAAAAGTACCAAGAACTTGGCAACAAATCAGAAGCGGCTAACCGGCTTGCTCTGTATAAACAACTCAGAGACGGTGGGATGAGCCACCTTGAAGCTGCGTTTAACGCTAGGGACTTGATGGACTTTTCTATGCAAGGCTCTTGGCCTGCGTTTAGAACTGTGACTATGGTTGTACCGTTCTTGAATGCACGGGTACAGGGCCTTTACAAACTTGGCCGGGATGGCATCATGCCTACCAGCCGGGTCTTGTACAACACCATTACCGGCAAGCCTATTGACTACACAGACAAACAGAAAGCCTACTCCTTTGGTTTGGTAACAACCTCTGTTGCGCTTGCGTCTATGGCCTTGTATATGGCCTTCAAGGACGATGAGGACTTTAAGAAGCGTGACGAGTGGGACAGGGACAACTTCTGGTGGATCAAACTACCGAACATGGACTACGCACTGCGTGTACCCAAGCCATTTGAAATTGGCGCATTCGGCACGATGACTGAGCGTATCTTGGAACAGATACTTGACCAAGGCGCAGAAGGCAAAACGTTTGGCGACAGTATCAGCCGTATGCTGTTTGACACCTTTGCCATGAACCCTGTTCCGCAGATGTTCAAACCTCTGTTGGACTTGTACGCAAACAAAGACAGCTTTACCGGAGCGCCGATTGAAAGCGCAGGTATGGAAAGGCTATCTAAGCAGGAACGAATGACCGACACCACAAGCCCGCTGGCGCAGGCATTGGGCGGCATGACTTCTATCCTTGGAGAAAAGGGAGAACTCAGCCCGGTACAGGTGGACTATGCCATTAAGGCATACTTTGGCTGGCTGGGTGCGATGGCATCTACAACATCCATGTACGCCACCATGCCGTTTAGGGAGGGTGAGTACCCCGACACAAACTGGATGGATAAAGCAAGCCTTGGACTGGTGAGGACACTGCCTTCCAATATGTCCAAATACACCACTGCTTTCTACGAAGCTGACAAAGAGATTACGCAAGCCTACGCAGACATGCGGCACTATGCAGAGATTGGTGACGCAGAGAAGGTGCAGAAAATCTTGGCAGAAAAGAGCGACAAGATTGCACTGAACAAGCTGTATGACAAGACTGCGAAGTCTATGGCTAATGTGCGTAAACAGATCAGGATTGTGACAAACGATCCGAACCTAGACGGCGCTACAAAGAAAGAGCAGATTGATCAGATGAAGCAGCTTATTTCTATGTACGCCGAGCAAGCAGAGAGCATCAGAAAGAGTATGAAATAGCAAATTACGATAGGAATAACCTATTGGTTTGCTATTTCAATAGAGACTATTAATTCTTAGTCTCAAGTTCGATCAGCTTTTCAATGTAGTGCCTAGCTTTGCGGAGGTCTTCTACGCCTCCCTTATCGCGCCAGCGGGACAGGTACTTTATAGCGTTGCCTTCAAAGAACCCAATATTGTTTGCGGCTATGAAGTCCCACGGCTCGATAGTTTTTTTCTTATAGTGTGTGCCAGCTATTTGTGTATTGTTTGCGGTCATATTGTTCCTATTGTCTAAACGTTTGTAGAGTTTTTCTCTTTGCCTACAGGCTTCTAAATAAATTCCTCTGCTTGTGCATGAGTGTTGGCAGTTGTCATAGTCTCCGCAACATCCAAACTCAGTACGAATTTTTTCTTGGCTGAGTGTGATAGGCACTTCAATTCCCGATCAGTTTTTCAATCGTCTCATTCAGACAAGATAGCTCTGTCTTCTTGAGAACATTCCAAATTCTTTTCTGGCCGTGCAGACCATTGAAAGACCCCCTGTGGCAATCAGCACACAAAGGGATACATAAGTATTGATAGTGCTGCTCGATGTGGTGGGCTTCACTCCCGCCCACATCTCCGCAGACAGAACAAGGCAAAGATTTAATCCTTGCCAAGTGAAGCCTCTCCTTGTTGTTGAGCTTGTTATTCACCGTAGTCCATCATGGCTTCTAGAGCTTTTTCTTCTATCTCATCAATGACTGAATCACTGAGAAGATCAATCACATCCACTCCACCTACATGGGCGTGAAAGACCTGAACGTATTCAGGCGTTCCCGGATCATCGAATGTAGCTTCCTCTTCCTCCTCGTAGTCAACGTAGCATTCCATATCCACGCCCCTGATGGTGCAGGAGAAATTAAACAACCCTTTGTACATATTTGCTCCTTTCTGCAACCATTGCCTTAGCTCTTAAAGCAGCCCATTCAGCGGCTGTTTTGTGATCGGTGTACTGGCAGTTCATAAGAGCCATGCCTGCATACCAATCAAACAAAAGCATCTCTGACATAGAGACTGGCTTTTCAATAAGAGAGTTCAGCCCCTCGCTCATTTCACCACCATCATCTCAAGCTGAGACAACAAGGTATCTGAAATGGGCTTGCCGTCAAAAGAGATTTTGCCGATGAGTTCATCCGACTGGACAGCTTGCATCGCATCACGGATACCTTTGTTGTAGCCACTGTCAAATGAACTGGTGCCTTCGACAATCATCGTGATGGCGTCTCGCACCATAGAGGTGGCCTTGCGATCCTTGGCAGCATCTTTAAGAGCGTTGTAGATATCCTCCCGGAGGTGGACTGAGTAGGGGACTAGACGTTTTGTTTCCATGCTAAGTATTCTTGGTAGATGAGGTTAAATTGTTTTGCTGCTGGAATGTTGGTGCTGAGTTCTGAGCGGGAGACAATCTTTAACTCTGATTTGAGCCAAGCGATAGCCTCGGCCTCAGACTCATCAAATATCTGGCCCGTTTCAAGCAGGAACTTGTGGAAGGATTTATCCCGGCACAACATACCTACCGTGCGAACCAGATCGTGAGAGTGTTCTTTCTCGCGGTTCATAGGCTTTTCTTCGCCATTAAGCCTGACCATCACCACTTGATAGCGAGAGCCAACAAAGTCACGCATGATCTCTGCTGGAATCTCATCAGGGTGAATAGACAGGGTAAGGATGTAACCCGTCTTGTCCTGCTTAATGGCGACCTTGACCGCCTCAAACTGAGAGGGTTTCATGGTCTAAAATGGGATATCGCTGTCGTCAAGAGGCGCTGGCCTTGGTGCTTGCCGTGGCGATTCATCCCTACGCCCACCCTGAAGAGCAAGATCACTCACACGTATGTCCATAGACTTACGCTTGCTTCCTTCTTTGTCTTGCCACTCACGCTCAGTGACAGAGCCAGTTACAGTAACAGCCTGACCTTTGACAAGGTACTGGCTCAAAGACTCAGCACGTTTACCGTAGAGTTGGCAGTTCCACCAGATCGTTCCTTTGTCTTTGCCCATTGAATCGGCAACAGAGAAGTTACACACCGCATCCCCATTGGGGAGATAACGGGTTTCAGCATCTTTACCCAGAGAGCCAGCGACAGAGATAGAGTTCATTTGAATTTAGCCTTTGTAGTTTTGAAAACGGCCATCAGTTCATCGTACTTTTCAGACGACTGAGACTTGAGAGTGTTGAAGATTTCCCGATTGACGGTGAAGATAGCAGTGACATCTTCTGCCTTGGATGCAAGGCCAAGCTGAATGTTTGCTGACTCACACACAAGGTCAATCCACTCAGCGGGTTCAGTAGAAGGAGAGGAAGAGACAGCCATCTGCCAAGCACCCGGCTTGCCTTCGATCTTTTTAGGGATGGGTTCTGGCTCTGGTTTAGCTTCGGGTTTTGGCCTAGGCTTTGATGCTGCATTGCCATCATCGTCTTCTGGAGCGATACCACACGCGGCCATAAGAGAGTAGCGACGAGCGTAGGTAAGAGCCGAACCATAGCCTTGAGCATCGTGCTTAGAGGCTGGTACATGGAGCTTACCGGAACTCATTTGCTCACCGGATGCGTGGATAAAGACGGTCTCCACAATCACGCCATCCTCACACAGGTGGGTGGGCTGCATGAGAAAGATTTTGTTGGCGTTGAGAGCATCGACAACAGCTTCTACACACGCAGAAAGATTGGCGTACTTAGAACGGAAAGCCGGGTTGGTATGTGTCTTGAGTGCAGGGCCGAATTCGGTTTGCGCCTTGACTAGAGCGGCTGATATTTCTTTCATTATTCTTCTTTCACAAATACGCCGGATGGCAGGAGAGTACCCTTACGGTCTTTGATCTCGTTGTAAGCAAGCTCAAGACACTCAACAAGGTCAAGGTCTTGCAAAGCGCAGTAGTTGATGAGACAGACCATCACATCACCTACACCATCTGCGATCTTGGAGCGATCTTTCTTGATGGTTGCGTCTGCAAGTTCACCCAATTCAGACACAGCTTTAAGGAGTTGTGTTTCTGGGCTGCTGTTAGGGATGATCCTACGGGCTTCTGCCCAGCGGATTACATCCAACTCAAGGATTGGGTAAGTTGCCATTTATTTGAACCAAAGGTAAAGGCCATGAAGAATCCCGATAGGGAAGAAGACTGCCCCGGCGAGTAGGAAACCCCACGCGGCCTGAGCAAAACAAGTAAACACATGAGTGAGCCAAGCAAAGGTGCTTAGTACACCAATAATCCCGATAGCTGTTGAGTTCATATTGATCCTTTGTAGGTTTGGAATTGATCACAAAAGTCTGCGACCTGACAAAAATTGGCGCATCTAGTACGCTCTCCTTCTCTGACTTCTAAAAAGTAGCCCTTGGTAAGAGCAGCCTCGGCTTCTTCTCGCGTCTTGTGAACGCTTTTGGCCCTTACGCCGCCTTCTTTCTTGACGGCGTAGGTGGTTTCTTTTTCCCACATATCCTCTGGGGTGCATTGGGTAAGCTCATTAATCTCCATATCAAGCACGGCAGAAGTGTGCTTTGCGATGCAAGATTTAACGAAAGCCTCGCGGTCAGCAAATGACCAGAGAGGAATATCAAGCACGACGATGGGAGCCTGTGGATAACCTTCTTTCAAGGCATCCCGGCGCGACCAGTCACGAACGATAGCAACGATCTGTAGCTTCTTGACTGGCTTGTTTTTAGCCTTCTCTACAAGGTAAGCGTAGACATTGAGTTGGTTATGCCAGTCTTGCTTATCGTTCTGAACCACCCATGCGGAGGTGGTTTTGTAATCAGACAAGATGATTCCATCCTCTTCGATCTCTTGCAGATCAATAGCACCTGAGATGTGAGTGCCATCAATCTCAAGATGGATTCGCTCTTCGACGATATGGTTATCGCCCTTACCGTGTTCTAGAACCCCGTGAATGGCGGAGCCGAACAGTGACCACACCATATCAGAAGCATCTTCTTCAAGATCGTTCCAATGCTTACGCTTTAGCTGAACGATACGCGGAGAGGTAAGTAACTCAGTTACAGAGAAGTTAGCCTTGCCCTTTGTATAGGTAGGCCGTGCAATCACATTGATGATCGTCTGGGGCAGGTTGTGCTTGTTGGTTAACTTCATTTGACCGCCGATGCGAAGGGAATGTTGAACGGCTTGTGGTAAAAACGGCGCGTATCTAATGACACATCTGTATGAAAGAGCCAAGGACTCTTTTCCATGATCTCTTTAATGGTTTGATTGAGTACCGGATTGTTCTTGCCTGTGCTACCGTCACCGAAGCAACTGGCCTTCAACATCCGCTGATCTTTTGGACTTAACATGACACTCCTTGGTGGTTGTTCTGGTTGTAATGTACCAGATAGGATCACACAAGTCAACATTTATTCTCAAACGTTTTAGAACGATGTACGCAAAACGCATAGACGCCAATCAAAATTGCATAGTGAAAGCCCTCAGAGCCAAGGGAGCCTATGTACGGATAGTGAGCCAAGGAGACGGCTTGCCTGACCTGCTGGTGGGCTACAAGGGGGTAACTTACCTGCTTGAGGTGAAGGACGGGGACAAAGCGCCATCGCAGAGACAGCTTACCCCGGCAGAGAAAAAGTTCTTTGACGAGTGGACAGGCGGGATCATAGCCATAGTGACTTCTGTAGAAGACGCACTAGCAGTGATAGAATAGGCCATCTCCCCTTGGTCAATCGACCTTAACCCTGCCGTGTGGTGGGGTTTTTTTTGCCCGTAACGGAGAGACAGATGCTTGTAAAAATGACACCATCTGAATGCGCCATAGCTCAAATGCTGGCGCTAATGAGGAACGCCACCGCAAGGAACAACGGCGTAACCGACAAACAGATGGGAAAACAAGACCCCATAGAAATAGACCGGGATGGAATGCTGGCTGAGATGGCGTTTGGCAAAGCGTTTAACCTGTACCCTGACCTATCTGTGTTCCCAAGAAAAGGCGGAGCAGACCTGATAGGGAGAACGGGAAAGAAGATAGACGTAAAAGCCACACGCTACAAGAATGGAAGACTGGCTATACACATAGACAAGTCTGTAGACGAGGTGGACATATACGTGCTGGCTATCGTAGAAGGAAATGACGTAGACCTTGTAGGCTACATAGACTCAGCCAGCGCGATCAGAAAAGAAAACGTGAGAAGCCTAGGCTACGGGAACGGCTACATAGTTGAACAAGATTCTTTAACCAAGTTCAAAAAATAAAACCTGTGCTACACTAACCCCGTTGCCGTGGAAAGCGACAGATAAAGGCCGTTTACTCATGCTCTTGCCTCTTAGGAGGTTTCCACCGAGAGCAGTAGTAAACGGCTTTTTTGTTTTCTACGGTGATCGACACAAGTTCTATCGGGAAAGACTTCATACAAACGGCAGGAACTGAGTATCTGTAAAGCGTCATGGCGGCAGGGAAAAGGTAGTACCGGGCGAGCAGAGTCACAACAGTTCTGTCTTGTGTTTGTATCCCCGGAATCAGAAGCATCCCCATCCGGGCGCATAGGGATAGAGTGACCGTAGAGTAGCTATACCAATCCTGTTCTTCATTGAGACGGTACACGGTGGCGAGGGTAGGGTTGCCTTCCGGTGGTGTGGTTAGGGAACGCCGCATGTTGAGCGGATAACACCGGGAGATAGGATGTGGCGAACAACTTTACACATCCCCTGAATGTTGCGAATGAACGAGCGACGAGTCAGGTAATGCTATAGGCGGAGGGCTTGCTCTCCCCTAGGCATAGGCTTGCCTAAAGAAGCTCACTCACTCTCTCGGAGTCATCATGAAGATTAATGGCAAACTAATAAAACCAGTCTTTTTCACAAGGTACTGCAAGGATAGATTGGGCTACGCATACAAAGAAAACACAGGCCTGTACGATCTTGTTTGCTTGGCTCTTGAGGTGGATGGTATGCCGATGCCCATGAACATGACTAGCAAGCAGTGGGTGAAAGAGAGCATAGATCACATCATTGGCACAAACCAGTTTGAAAAAATAAAAAGTTGTCCGGCAAAAACTGCGCCAAAAAAAATATACAGAACTCAAAAAACTAGAAAGCCGAATAAAGTTAAAACCATAGACGGAGTTGATGTTGCTTCGTCTTCGTTTTTGCAAACTTTTCATTGGCGTAAAGCGCGAATGGAGGCGCTAAAAAAATACGGTCCACGATGCCAGTGTTGTGGGGCCACGCCAGCCGACGGCTCAGTGATGAATGTAGACCACATCCAACCTAGGAAGCTGAGACCAGACTTGGCGTTGGATGTGAGCAACCTACAAATTCTTTGTCACCAGTGCAACCACGGTAAGGGAAACTGGGATCAGACAGATTGGCGTAAATCTTAGCCATCTGTTACAAAAAAACCAGAACAAGCAGTTGCATTGCTGGAAAAGTAGTGTAGACTTCTGCACATGCACACACATAAGTGCATGAACCAAGGAAGACTATGAACACAAAACTACTGACAAGAGTGCGCCAACACTTTAACTCTGGCATCCCCCGCATAGACAGGCACAACCGTAGAGCATGGGTACGCTCTGTACGTTTTTTGGGAGATAAGTGGCTGCTGGCTAAACCCGTGGAGAAAAAAGATGGACATTAAACTTTCAAAAGGCGCACGTAAAGCTATCCACACCGGAGAATATTTTGAGCGCAAAAAGCTACCCGGCGAAGTGCAAGCCCCGAAGAATGACATCTTCAAACGCAAAACCTACAAAGTGGGCGACGGAGACCCTTGCGGCTACGTACCCCGCCCCGGTTCACTGGTGGCGTTCACCCTGCCAAGCAGGGGGCTGGTATGAAAGAACTGTTCATGTGGCTGACCGCTATCTTCGGCATCTTTCTCGGCGTTGCCATCTGCGCGATGGCCGCTGGATTCATCTTCGGCATCTTCGTGAAGTTTGCCAAGCTGGCATTCTTTTTGACGGGGGCGTGAGATGAACTTTAACAGTGACGGCGCAGAAATTGACGATGTGAAACACATGGAAGTCTACGGAAACTGGCTCATGTTTACAGATGGTGAGGGTGCAACCATAAAGATTTCACCGCACGTTTTGAAGAAGCTGATGGTGTTTGCACTAGAGAACGCAACGAAGTTCAATGAGGGAGCATGGAAATGAGCAATCCATACTGGCCTTTTCCAACTGAACTGCCCAAGCCCATGCCCAACAAACCAATCCCGTTTAACCCTAACAACCATGAGGATGCACCGTGGTGACACAACCAGAAGCCCTGCGTTTTGCTGATGCGCTGGAAGCGACAGACCAGATGCACAGTAATGCTGATCTGACAAGTGGGGAGGTTGCCGCCGAACTGCGCCGCCTGCATGAACTGAATCAAGAGCTGGTGAAGGCGTTGCAAGAGGCTACTAGGTGCCTAGCTTGGCACGAAGAAAAGCATGGCGTTGGTATGGATAGATTGGCTGTTGAAAAAGCCCGCGCCGCGATCGCCAAGGCGACTGGGGGTGGCGTATGAGCAATGAGTTTGCGCTGCTTGGAATCGGCTGCATTTCCGCTGCTTTCTACATGACGATGGGGATCGGTGCAGCCCGCGCAGTCTCCAAGATGAACAGCAATCCAATACGCCTGTTTCATGTTTTCGCTTGGCCGGTTGTTCTTTGCGTGGTTGCCTCTTTTGGGGAGGTGTCATGAGCGAAGACCATGACGAATTTGTCGGGCGTGTGCTGGATGTGCTTGCAGGTATCGGCTTTGTCGGTGTCTGCGTTGGGATGTATTTGTTGATGCTTTATTTGGGGTGGTGATATGACAGACAAAGAACTACTTGAACTTGCAGCGAAGGCAGCTGGGATAAATACGAAGCGCTGTCTGCAATACTCAGACGGGGCATTTGATTGGCCCGAAAAGGCAGGGCGCTGGAACCCCCTCACCGACGATGGCGATGCGCTGCGGCTGGCGGTGAAGTTGGGGCTGTTTATACAGATCAACAGCCACAGTGCGACAGCATGGAAATGGCGAGGAGAAAACTGGTACGAAGAGGCGGCAGACAACGCAGACGATATGAGTGCAACAACCCGCCGCGCCATCGTCAGGGCTGCTGCTGAGATTGGAAAGGGAATGAAATGAGCGGAGACCACAATCAATATCAGAAGGAGCGGTCTTTCTTGGACGACCGCAGGGAAGACAGCTACGTGCAGCTTGTCGATGACAAGTGCGACAGGATTGTGTGGAGAAACAGGTACTTTCATTTGCCAATCAAGTGGGTTGGGCTGACGGATGAGGACTTCTTAGAAGCCTGTCAGCTCGCAGAGAGGGGAAATTACCTTCTTGCTTTTCAGGGCATACAAATCAAACTCAAGGAGAAGAATCATGGATAGAGAAGACATCATCCGCATGGCGCGGGAGGCGGGATTCCTAATTGACGGAGTTCAAGAGTTTGTGTTTGCGCGTAGCTCTTTTCATTTCACGAATGAGTTGAACGCTTTGCCGAGCTTGTCGCCGAGCATGAACGAGAAATGTGTGCGAAGGTGTGCGACATTTTGTCTATAGATCGTGGCATGTTTCATCCCGATGATGAAGCATTCAAAGATGGTTCACTTGGAATGGCGCGTATGTGTGCGGCGACTATAAGAATGAGGAAAGCATGAACAAGTTAAGAGAAGCAGCAGAGCTTGCGCTCAAAGCGATTGAACAGGGCGAGACATTTGGCTATCTGGAGAACGTGGTAGCACCTACGCTTGAGGCTGCATTGGGTGTCCCAGACAAAACAAGCATCAGCGTCGAAGAAATGCTGGCGTTTATAGAAACCCAAGACGGCGAATACGCTGATGAGTGGTACGAAACCGATAGAGATATCGCGGCATGTGTTCTCTGTGCGCTTGCAGATCATTTAGGTATTGAGTTTGAGGTGCCTGAGTACGTACCAAAACCAACCGAGATGAAAGTTAGCCGTCAGGAAATTCTTGAAGCATTGAAACCCGGCCTCAAAACCTTGTTCGGTATGGAGTACAAAAAATACATGGAAAACAAATGAGATACGAAGACATCAAACACTTCAACGAGCGCATACATCAGCGGAAAAGTCCTGTGAACGCAGCCGAGTTGCAGATGCTGCTGATGGAGGAGATCGCAGAGCTACGGCACTACATCGAGGTCAACAAACCCAAACCGGCACCCTTCTTCACTTGGCATGACCTAGTAGAAAACAACAACGCACCATGACACCGCTTATCCAAGAGATGGTATCGCTTGAGCCTGAAGAAGCGATTAACTACCAATGGTTTGACATGACGGCTGCTTACAAGAAGGAGCAGCGCATTGATGAAAAACTTTTGAGTACGCCGTTGCCCTACCACTTCACAGCATTGGTGTGTGCTTACGAGGACAAGAAAGTTCTTTTACTTACCAACCGCGCAAAGGAACACACCGCAGTGGTTGGTTGGCAGTTGGAAAAGAAATCATACAAGTCTACTACCCCATTTATTTACACGGTAGATGATGACGGCGTTAAATGTAAACACATGGACGGCACACAGTTTGACTACCGCACCAGCCCCGCCGTAGGTGTGATTGCTTTCATTGCTGCCTTTCTCGAATATCTGGAAACCATGCCTGTTACGGGCCATGTTCCGGTGAGGCGGGCTAACTTTGCCAAGAAAATACGGCAGGGGAAAGTACCAACTTTTGATTGGCACACGGTAGAGATTAAGCCACCAAGTAAGAAGAACGAACCTCAAGGAGGAACCCATGCCAGCCCAAGACTGCATAACCGCCGAGGACATTGGAGATTTATCAAGTCCACACAAAAGAAGGTGTGGGTAAATTCCTGTGTGGTTGGAGATGCAAGCAAAGGTGTGATTTTTAAGGACTACAAGCTATGACACTCGCACAACAGATCACAAAGCTGATCGAGGAGCATACAAAAGCACAGGCATCTAAGATTTCTACACTTGAGCGCAAGATCAGCAAGCTGACCCGGCAGCGCGACGAGGCAAGAGGTAGAGCCAACGAGTACCGTGGATATGTAAACAAATATCAAAAGGAACTGGCGAAGAGAAATGGAAAAACTGACTGAACGGCAAGAACAACTTGTGTCTCTCTTGTCTTTTGTTGGCCCTATGAGCCGAATAGAACTTGAGAGGATGATGGGACTGAAAGAGAATTCTGTGATGAAAACCATCACGCAACTCAAGAAGATGAAGATGGTTAGGATAGTGAAGTACGAACACGTAGAGGGGAAAGGAAGACTACGACCACTCTATGCAATGGGGGATAAACCTGATGCACCAAAACCAAAACCGTACACAAGATCAGAGATAGGCAAGAAGTACAACGAGCAAAACAAGTTCCTCATATCTGCCAGAAGGTATGTTGACTATCACAAATCTTTAGGCCCTTGGGCAGGATTACTACGATGAAGTACCAAACAGGCGACTACGAATATTTTTACCCTGACTACGGCGACCCAGAACCCGAAGAAGGAGCCAAGGTTCTACTGCTTACCCGTGGTCATGTATGTGTGACCGGGGCGTGGAACGAATACTTCTTGGCATGGGCGCCACTACCAAAGAGGAACAAAGAGAAAGAGAAGGCCGTATCAACTACATGGAACCTAGGATGAACAAAGCACGACAAGCATTTGAAAAGATGATGCAGACAAAAAACATCTACCCCGTATGGGACGGGAAGAAGTACAACACCGCCAACATACAAACCAAGTGGCGCTATTTTTTGATGGGCTGGAACATGAAAGAGATCAATGGCTAAGATGAACCTGAACGCAATTCGGATTGATGGCGGAACACAATCACGACAAGAGATAAACCAAGACGTAGTTTCTGAATACGCAGAACAGATAGAAGATGGAGCAGAGTTCCCGGCTATCACGGTATTTTTTGATGGCGTAGACCACTACCTAGCAGATGGATTCCACCGCTACTTTGCCCACAAGAAAGCCGGGAAAGCATCTATCAACGTACAAGTAGTCAATGGAACTTTGAGAGACGCCATCCTGCATAGCTGCGGGGTAAACGCTTTGCATGGACTGCGAAGGACAAACGCAGACAAGCGTAAAGCAGTGACGACCATGCTGGATGATCTTGAATGGCAGGATTGGAGCAGCGCAGAGATAGCCAGACATTGCCACGTTTCACAGCCTTTTGTGGCAAGCCTTCGCGTTAAAGAAGTGCAGGTAGTTAAGTTCAACCGACATGGGAAAACGAATACTTACACCAAACCAACAAAGGTAGAGGAAGAAAAAGAAGTAAAAGACGACAGAGACCAAGAACTTATAGACCATCTTTCTGAAGAAAACGAACACCTAAAAACGCGCCTAGCTTTGGCTGCGATGGAGGGGACAGAAGAAGAAAAAGGCTTGGCGAAACAGACCATCCAAGAATTGAATGAAGAGATACGAATCTTGAAAATTGAATTGGACTCTGTGAAGAAAAGCCGGGATGCTTTCCAGAAAGAGAACAACGAACTCAAAAAACAGATAAAGGCCATGCAACGTGCTACAGCTTAGAGACTATCAAACGGGTGCGATTGATAAGCTAAGAGATGGTTTTTCTGCGGGACACCAAGCGCAAATCTTGGTGGCCCCAACAGGATCAGGAAAAACAGAAATCGCAATTGCACTTTTGGAAGCTGCAAGAAAAAAAGGCAGCAGAGCAGCGATGATCCTAGACCGGATTGTTTTGTGTGACCAGACAAGCAAACGCTTGGATAAGTACGACATAGACCACGGAGTTCTACAAAGTGGGCATTGGAGATACCGCCCACATGAACCCATACAAGTCTGCTCTGCACAGACATTGGAGAAACGGGGATCATTCCCCGGCCTATCTCTTTTGATTGTGGACGAGGTACACCAGCAGCGAAAACAGACCATAGAGTTTATAAAAGCGAACCCGCAGGTAAGGGTGATAGGACTTACCGCTACACCGTTTACCAAGGGACTGGGACAGATTTACACCAACATCGTAAGCCCTGTAACCACGAAAGAACTGGTTGCAGGAGGATCGCTAGTACCGCTGAGAGTGTTTATCGCCAAAGAGATAGACATGGAAGGAGCGAAGAAAGTAGCCGGAGAGTGGTCTCAATCAGAAGCAGAAACCCGAGGGATGAAAATTACCGGGGATGTGGTGGCGGAGTGGATAAAAAAGACCCATGAGATATACGGCAAGCCAATGAAAACCATTGTGTTTGCTAGTGGAGTGAACCACGGCATTGACCTATCAAGAAAGTTTGCGGAACAGGGCTACAACTTTGTCTCTATCTCATACCAAGACGACGACCAATACAAAAGAGATGTGATTGAAGACTTCTCAAGGCCAGACACAGAGATAAACGGATTAATTGCTACTGACATCCTGACAAAAGGATTTGACGTAGCAGATACACACATAGCGATCAGCGCTAGGCCGTTCTCTAAATCTCTATCTAGCCACGTACAACAGATGGGCCGGGTGATGAGACCACACCCATCTAAAACCTTTGCAGTCTGGCTAGACCACGCAGGGAACTATCTCCGTTTTAGAGAGGACTGGGACGAAGTTTTTGAGGACGGCGTACATGAATTAGATGACGGCAAAGAGAAGGCCAAGAAAGAAAAAACAGCGAAGGAAAAAGAAGCATCCAAATGCCCGAAGTGCGGAGCCTTGTGGAAAGGTGGAGATATGTGCGCCCACTGCGGACACGTAAGAGAACGCAAGAGCATGGTTAGTTCTGTGCCGGGTGAACTATCTGAACTTTCAGGGGTGATGTCCAGAGACAACAAGCAAGACTTCTGGAGCATGATGGTCTACAAAAAGAAGTATTCTGGATGGTCTGATGGGAGGGCGGCACACACCTACCGGGATAAGTTTGGCGTATGGCCTAAAGGACTAGCGGACGTACCAAAAACACCAGACCTAAGCTGCGAAAAGTTCATTAAATCGAGGATGATTGCATACCTAAAAGGCAAAAAGAGGACGGCATGAATTTCTTAGACTTTGTAAGAGCAAACGGCATACTCATTCAGCATATGCCAAGGATGGGCCAGTGGATGAGATTCCCCACGGTAGACCACCCCAAGAAAAGAAACGGGGCGGTGAAGTGGATGGGGACATTCGGATTCGCCCAGAACCACGCCACACAAACAGAAGTGAGCGTGTGGCACGGGGAGGAGCAGGTAGTAAACATCCAACAGATAGTTAGACAAGCCGACAAAGAGATCACAGACGGACAAAAGAAAGCAGCCGAGACAGCGAGATGGATTCTTGACCAGTGCCAGTTTGGAAAGCACGACTACCTGAAAGCAAAAGGATTCCCGGACGAACAGGGATACATCTACTTAAAGGATGGCGTACAAATCCTAGTCATCCCTATGTGGCACGGTAGGAACCTTGTCGGATTGCAGATGATCGACCCGACAGGACAGAAGAAGTTTCTTAAAGGCCAGAGAACATCTAAAGCAGAGTTCATCTTCAACAACAACGGGCCGCACTACTTTTGCGAAGGGTACGCCACGGCGTTAAGCCTGAGAACCGTATTCAAACAGCAGAAGAAGAACTACACCATCCATGTGTGTTTTTCTGCCGGGAACATGGCAAAGATTGCCGAGGGACTGAGGGGTTTTGTGATTGCGGATAACGACGAATCAAAAACCGGAGAGAACACAGCCAAGAAAATCGGCTGGCCTTACTGGATGAGTGACGTAGTGGGAGAGGACTTCAACGATTACGCCCGAAGGGTAGGACTGTTCCGGGCTAGTCAATCACTGAAATTCGGATGAAATCATAAGGGGTTGGACTGTGAGATGGGTGGGATTTTGAGCCTCTGCGGCGACTAAGTTGTTCAAAATCTCACAGCCCAATTCGAACGCTTTACCGATGGGGCCGACAGAGTCAGACTGAATCCACAGATGGCCTTTCTCGTCCTGCTGGATGTAGATCAGAAATGACGGCCTCAATTTTTTGGACTTCTGTTTTTTTCTCATTGTGTACCTGAGCGAGTTGGTTTATCAGCTTCAAAAGATGGGAACGGGATTCGGCTTCGATCATAAGACCGAACACCGAACCCCGTTTGATTGTGACCTTAAACAGCAAGGCCAGACACTCGGAAACAGCGTCCATCGTGGCGCTGGACATCAATAGTCCCGGCACGGTGAACAGCTAGGATTTTTACTCGCTCAAGATGCCCATACAGGGCTATTCGGATGTATTGACCGGGCTTCATTCTTTATCCTCGTAGTGGAATTTCTCAAACAGTTCAGGGAAGGCTTTAACTAGCCTTTTCATGTTGGCACCATCGGCGGCGAAGAATGCTCGGGCTATGCCGTAGGCAAAAGCGCCGCCCAGAACCTCCATTTGCCGAGCGGCTTCGATCAATTCATCCCGGCTCATTTCTGTGGCTTTTTTCATGCTGTAACCTCTGCAATGTGTTCAATGTCCCAAGTGGCGCAATGATCATCTGCATAACCTCTTTGAAGTTCTTTCCACGCTAAATCCTCGGCTTCCTCTGGGCTGCTGGCCTCGACTGTGTAGGTAATATAACTTTCGCGTTTTAGTTCTACTTCGTAGGTTTTCATTTCAATTCCTCCGGCAAGTACGCTTCAAGATTTTTCCTTGGTATAAACCGTAGCAATTCTTCCAACGATGTCACATCGCACAGTGCAATGTCTGCTTTGATCTGCTCAATTACGTGGTCAATAAGATTTTCAATGTTCATTTCAATTCCCCTTCGATTTCTGATACCTCGTTCACGCTCAACATAGACAGGGATACACAATCAGGCGATGCACCTTTCTCAATCATCCGATACGCCGCATCAATGGCTGATTTTTCGGAATCAGATTCAACCGTGTATGTGGCCCAGCTTTCACGCTTAATTTCTACTTCGTAGGTTTTCATTTTTTACCTTTAATCATAGTTACGGCAGGACAAACGTTTATCGGAACCGTCTGGAAGTCTCCGCCAGAGTCCGATTCTTGCAACATCGCCCAGAACTCTATCCTGAGCCATGCTAAGAGCCTCACAGAATGATTCCTCGGCCTCGCTCATAGACTGGAAATCATGTATTTCCGGCTCGTCGTCATAGTAGGAAATTTTGACCCAGTACATGATTAGAACGCCGATCCATAAACAAAACCGGATGAAGTCTCACCGATCAGGACAGTGCGATCATTCAGCCACTCGCGTACGGCTTCCTCTTTTTCTTCTTCG